ATCGACAACACCCCAAGGAAGTGCGCGCAACGCTCAGAGTCGTTGAGCCTTGCGAACTTCGCGTTCCTGCCCGCACCGATCACCAGGAAGTACTTCGTGAACTTGCGCGGAGCCATCAGGCAGCCTCATCCCAATACGGCCGGCGCTCGACACGTACCTCGAAGAGCGTGGTGCCAGGGGCCTGATCCGGCATCCCCCGGCAGAGCCTCCCAGCGTCCCCCGACACCACGTCTGCGTCCACCGTGAGCACGTAGCGCGATCCCCAACGGCCGCTTGGAGCCTTCTCCGAGGTGCTGCTGATTTCGTGCCCTAGGGACTGAAGTTCGTCACGTCGCTCACTCGGGTTCCCGATGAAAGCCTGCGAACGGAACGTGAACGTGTGGACGCCCTCGGCGCCAGCCTCGCGGAGCATCCGCAGCATGTCGTGGTACTGAGCCACTACGAAGCCTCACGGAGACGGAGAAGGGCAAGAAGCTCGTCGAACGGCAACACCGCAAGCCACGGCGTCGCATTCGTCCTGAACGCCACCACCGGGAGCGAACCATCCGCCTCATCAGCCGCCTGCGCAAACCACTTCAAGATCTCGACGCGCTCCCGCCACTTCAACTCCAAGTGCGTAGCTTCAGGGCCGTTCCTGACATCCCCTCTGCCGTGCTGACGGCGTCCGTCAGACGTGCGCGCCGCGTCCTTCCAACCGGCATCCTTGATGACACCGATCGCCTGCAACTCAGCCCTCTTGCCTTTTTGACGCGAGTTGATCACACGACCCCCGCCGGGACGTGACGTTCACCGGTCAGCCGGTGCAGCAAAGAGAGCGGGTCGACGTGATGCTCTTGAACCATGTGCGCGATCTCGTCCCAACACCCAGCGGAGATCAGGTGCGGCAGCAAGTCCAAGTGGCCGTCGTCGAACGCGCGATGCTCAGTCCTCGTGAGCGGGACAACACATGCTGCGAGGTCACACCCGCCGCGGCTCCGAGGCGTCAGGTGTGCGGGGTCACACGGGGTAAGACCCGAGACGATCGACGGCCGGCCGACCACCTTCTCACGTTGCATCTTCGACGCTGGTGTAAACCCCTTCTTCATGACTGGCTCCAGGCCGGGTCGCGAGAAGACCGATTTGTCTCGTTCGTCAACGCGCGCAAGATGCTCTGCCCGATCGACGCTCTCGTCTCGAGCGCGCGCATTGCGACCTTCAGCGACTCATACCGCGCATCAAGGTTCGTCAGACGCTCGTACAGGTCGCTGCCAGACGTGATCACCGCCAGTAACGCGTTGGACTGGCGGATCTCCTTCGATGAACCCTGCGCGACCACCACCGCCCGGGCCATCGTCTTATCCATATTGCGCTGAACCCGGACCTTCTCATCAGCGATCGACTCGAGCTCTACCTGCCGGATCGCCAAGTCAGCTTCGATGTCCGCGAGTGTCTTCATGATGGTGGCGGGGTCCACTAGGCGGCACTCCCCGACCAGCACTCGACACACACACCATCGTCGGTCAGCAGGTCCCACTGGCCGCACTCGGGGCACTGCCGTTCAACTGATTGCACCGCCTGGCGGTAGCCGGGGTTGATCATCGCCGGGTCGTCCTCGGTGCCGACAAGGTCCGGGTTCTCACGGTGCCACTGAGACATCACGCCGCCCTCGACTTGTCGACGTCCGCCGAGAACCAGTCAGCGAGCGCAGCGATCTTCGACGGCACAAAGTCTGCCTCGGTGGCCAGGCCGGCGGCAGCCTTCGCGTGGATGAGTCCTACGGCTGACTTGTGCGCCGCCATCCGCTGAATCGCCCTGGCCTTCTCGGGGTCCTCGGCACGACCACCGCCGAACCCACCGAGCTGCGAACGCTTCGCCTGCAACGCATCATCGAAGCGCTTGTGCGGCGACAGGTCCAACGCCATCGACATCCCAGCGACCGGGGCCATCGTCTTCGGCTTCTGGTTGAGATGGACGGGCTTGTCGACGCCTTCAAGGCGCAGTATGTAGCCGTGCATCTCGTGGCCCTCGCCCGTTGTCCAGGGACGCGGCTCGCTGACGGATGTGAGCGTGTAGTCAGGCACGCTTCACCGGCGGCTTGGTCGGTGCCGGGTCGATACCCAGCCGCGCGCGCGGGTACAAGCTGGCGCTCGCCTCACGCTCAGTCAGGACGGGCTTACGGCCAGCCCAGAGCATGCGAATGAATCGCGAAGCCATCTAGCGGGCCCTCCGCCGCGCGGCACGCTGCGCCTTACCGCGCGCCCGCTTCTTCGCCCGGTTGAGGTCAACTGCCCCACGATCGGAGTAGGACGCAAGCTTCCAGCCGGAAAGCTTCGACAGGAAGCGGCCGTAGCCCGCGATGGTGTGCTCGTTGCGGAACTGCATCATCGCCACATCTCCCGTTGCCGGTACCGGTCGAACGGGTTGCCGCCCTTCTCGTCCTGAAGGTCAGCCCACTCCTGCAACTCGATCAGGAAGTCCTGCTCATCCTGGAACCGGACGTCGCGTTCGTCCTCGGTGGTCGCGTCGACCTTCTCGAGAAAGTCGCTCAGCCTCATGCTGAGTCACGCACCCCGAAGAACAAGACCGCGATGAACACGAAGATCGCGCCCTTGATCGCGAGATCGCCGACGAACACTGCGACGTCAAGAAACATCGACAAGCTCCTCATCCGAAGTGACGTCGAGAATGAACCGGCGAAGCGGCGAGTCCTCAGAACGCAGCGCCGCGTCACGGATCGACGCGAGCACCATCCGCTGCGTGAACCCCTTGATGACCGCCTCACCCAACCCAAGGTCGGGGCGCGTCCACTCCCGGGCAGACTCGATCATCAGCGCCTCCAGAGTTCTTCGAGGTCAGCGATTCGGGTGTCTTCAAGGATCAGCCGGTAGCTGTCGTCGCGTTCGTCTGCTTGCTTGGCCGCCTTCAGACAGACGAGATCGATCAGGACCGCAACGGCGAGGATGAGAATTCCCGCGGCGACGAGAACACCAGTCATGCCGCACTCCTCAGGTGGGCGTCGATAGCGACCCGCATCTCCTGCGAAACCGTCCGGGTGTTGCGCGACGCTAGGTCCTTCAGCGCTTCGTGCTGCGCCGGCGTTACACGCAGGGAGATGGGCACAACCGGCTCCGTGATCAGTTTGCGTTTCGTGGTCACTTCGCGTAGTATTACACGTAGCGATGACGAATGCAACCCTGAAACGCAAACTCGCGCAACCCAACTTCGTGGCCGGTACGTCGCGCGGTCCGCGTAGCGCACGTACGGTCCTGCTTCAGATGGCCGCTGACGCCGAACGCCAGCGGGAGATCGGTGCGCGCATCAAGCAGCTGCGCGGTCGCGTCCCGCAGCCAGTGATCGCCGACAGGGTCGGCGTGACCCTGCGCGCCTACCAGGCGTGGGAGGCCGGCGGTGGCATCGCCTGGGACAACCTGATCAAGCTCGCCGCGGTCCTCAGCGAGATAACCGGGACCAAGATCAGCGAGAGCGACATCATCGAGCAGCACCCAGCCGAACCGGAACCGTCGCAGCTCGACCGGATCGAGGCAGCGGTCAACGCGATCCTCGCGCAGCTCGAGCCGGCTACGACCGAAGAGAGAGTCGCGATTCTGGAACGGGGACTAGCCGAGGCCGTCGAAGCCCTGCGCCAACAGCAGGAAGCATCGCCTGGATCGAAGGCCTCACCGGGTCGTCGGAGGCCAGCAGCGGGAGGCGGCGCCGCATGAGATCGAACACCTCGTTCAACAGGTCTTCCCCGGTGTAGCCCTTCTGCGGTACGGCCATCAAACGACCGTACCGCATCGAACAGATGTTCTCACTGCGCGCCTCACTGGCGTCCTCGTTCCCCAACAGCCGCAACGGTTTTGCGGCCGATGCGGAAACCTAGCCTTGGTCGCTACAGAAGCTGCAACCGTCTTCGCGAACTAGTACGAAACAGCAACAGAACCGCTATTCATCGGCGGCGGTTTAGCGAGGGTTCATAATCCTCTGATTACCTGCCGGGCCGAACGGCCCAGTAGGTAGGAGGGATAGACAGGAGACATTGGGCGGCGTACGCTCGCGCGATGCGCCGCTTCCTGCTCGCCGGGCTACTCCTAGCGCTCGTCGCGAACGTAGCTGCCCCCGCGTTCGGCGGAGACACAGCCCTCCAGCGAATCCTCAAGCTCGACAAGCGTGAAACCAAGCACTACAAGGACCTCGACAGGCGACTGCGTCTAACCGCCTCAGCCGTCCTCAACGCGAGGGTCACGAACATCGTGGTGACCAAGCCTATGACCGTCAGCGGCCACTTCTTCAGCGGCGAAGCGCTCTGCCCAGCCGGCTCCACGATGACCGGAGGCGGCGCAGACTGGGGCACCAACCCGTACCTGTCTCCGGACTGGAAGATCGTCAGCAGCCGACCGACGTCAAGCAGCACGGGCTGGGCGGCCACCGTCTACTACGAGAACGGGACCGTCGTCACGGTTCCGCCCGTCGTATACGCGGTATGCGCCCGAGCCTGACAGTCGCAGCTCTTGTGGCCGCAGCAGCGGCCCTTCTTGGCGCCATCTCCTACCGGGGCCATGTCCGTACTCAGGACTGTCTCGCTCGCGTAACAGCTGCGCGAGCCGCCCACGAATTGCCCGTCATTGGCGACGAGTCGGACTCACTCAAGCAACGGAACGCAGCGATTCGTCGCTGCTAACGATCCTAGAGCGACGAAAAGCGCCCGCCCCACGAAGGGACGGGCGCTCACGAGCGGTTCTCTGCTATCTCACAAGATCTACACGCCGGCCGCGCGGCGGCAGACCGGCCACGCACCCCAGCCCTGCGACCGCATCAAAAGCACACCGCGGTAGATCTGCTCGAGCTTCGACGCTTGCGCAGGCGAGCCGCGACCACCGACGCTCTCCCACGAACCCTGTTTGAACTGGATGCCTCCCGCGTAGGGCGGGTTGCGGATCGTCCAGTTGCTCGTGGACTCGCAATAGGCGAGACGTTCGAACGTCCGCCAGTACGGGGCGGTCACACGACGCATGTGCTTGATCAGCACCCGCTCATGACACGCCTTGGTTTTGCAGCCGGGCTTCGCTTCAACGAACCCCGGCAGAGCCATAAAGGCGGCGACCATCGCCGCCGTGAGGAATCGGATACATGGACCTCCTCTTGCGTTGCGTGCCACCGTGGCGACACCTGGCGCCCCGAAGAGGGGCCATCCGCCCGCAGGCGGGAAAGAGCTACCGAATCAGACCCGCGTCATGCAGCTTCTGAGCCTCAACAGCGACCAGCTCAAACCGGCCACGATTCTCAAGCCACTTGAACGCCACGAGCGCACAACCACCAACGACCGCGACGACATACGCGACGACAGCCGTCGGGTCGAGGTTGATCCCGACCGCGTCCTGCGCCCACACGGACACAGCGCCGACGATGGGCAGCAGGACCGGGGTGAGCACGAACGCGACAACACGCCCGATCTGAGACTTCAGCGCAGCGGAAATGACGTCGTAGTCCATAGGAGACTCCTTCAGGGTCGTCTACGTTTAGGAACCAAGAACCTGGAGACGCGTTTCGCGCGCGCCCAGTAAGCCAAGCGGGACGGGTAACCAGTCAGCCCGCCGTTGATCCGGCGAGTGATCTGCTCAAACTGGCCCTGGTCAGCGAGCGTGTTGAGCTGATGGCTCATCCACCACCAACACGACCCCTTCGCCGCCCAACGAGGCTCGGCAAGGTCCGTGGGCCGCTCGAGAAAATCATGCCCGGTCGCGACCGACACGGCCGTGTAGTTGTGCCTACCAGTGATCTGGATGTACCCCCGGCCACGGAAACGAGCACCGTCCCCCGGGTGCGTGTTCCCCAGATCCCTACGGCCCTCATAGGCGGCGCCAGACGCGTACTCCGTTGTCGTCCTGAACCCGTCTGACTCGTGAGCGAACTGCGCGACCGCAGCAGCGGCCCGCGCCCGGGTCGTGATCCCGAACTGGTGGAACGCGGGGCCGAGCGCGTCAGCGATCTGCTGCGCCTCGATCTTCGTCAGGTTCGGCGCAACCCTACGGATCGAACGCCACCCAAGACGGTACGCGAACTGTTGACTCACTTGGCGCGCTCCTTCTCGATCCGTTTCGCGAACCGCAACAGTTCGGCCCGCCCAATTTCGATGTGCCACGGCTCGCCCTGAATCGGCCGGCACGCCGACCTACAGCCATGCGTGTCGAGAAACCACACGAGCTCAACCGCGCCGCCGTCATTCGAGTTGACATCGATCGCATGGTTCGCCCTGCCGTAGTTGATGTGCGGCGCCGCAGGCGTCGGGAACGCGACCGGCCTGACACCCCGATACTTCCGCCAACGGGCAAGCTGTGTCCTCAACGTGCGACGGCCGTCCGTGACCTCGAACTTGACGCCCATCCTCCGCGCGTGAGTAAGTACCAGCCACCACGGTTTCGAGACTGGCTCACCATCAACGCGGTAGGACAAACAGACCTCCGGATCTACTTGTGACCGGTGCGTTCACGCACCACGACATCGCAGTTCTGCGGCAACGCCACAGCGTCAGCAAACTTCACGATCGAATCGTGCTGCTTCCCCGGCACCCTTGACCCAGGCACAATCTCGAACAACGCCGCCTTCACACGCGCATTGTCAGCATTCTGCTTCTCGCACGCATTACGCGTGTTCTCCACGCGCTGCGCCTGAATCTGCGCAAGCTGCGCCTTCAACTGGTCGCTCTGATCCTTGTTCACCGCGAGCGCCCACACAACACCAGCCGAAAGAACAGGCATCGCAATAGCCATCGCCGTAAAAATCACCGCCGACAACCGACGTGCCGTGCCATCACCCAACGTCATTGAAAGGCTCCCGCCGCAAGAATCGTCCCGGTCACAGAAATCAACGTCACGATGATCGAAATCGCGCCTGTCCTGATCGCAGAACGATTCGACCTCGCGTCCGCCGCATGCTCCTCCCGAAGATCATGAAGCTCCCGCTGCATCACGGCCGCCTGCTCCTTCACCGCTCTTCGATCCGCCTCAAGCGCATCACGCAACCCGCCAAGCTCAAAACGAACTTGCTTCGTTTGCTCCTCAATCCGTACGACCGCCATCTGAACGGGCGCAAGCGTGTCGACGTCATGCTTGACGTCCTTGACGGACTGCTCCAAGGTCGCTACCTGCCGCTCCAACCGGCCGATGCGAGACTCCGGGCTATCCATCGGCTCGCGCGTTACTGGTTGCATGGCATGCAGACGCTCCCTTACGGTGGGCTGGCATCGCGGAGCTCGTACCTCCGTGGTGTAGGCCCCCGGCGCTTCAGCGCCGGGGGCTGCTGGCTAATAGGTACCGGGCGAACTGCCGGCCGAGAAATGAACCTTGTCGGCGTTGCCCGCCCACTTGAGGCGACTGTTCTTCGCCTTCAAGATCTTGTTCAGCGTCTCCGGGTCCGACACGTCGACCGCCCCGTGCAGGAAGCTCGTCAGCGAGTGGTTCGAGCCGCCGCCACCCAACGCCTTCGGCTTCGCGGCCGGACGCACACCGGACCGGTAGATCCGCGTCTGCTCCGCATCCGACCGGTAGCCAGAGTTGACCGTGCCCTTCCAACCCTTCTGGCGTGCGTACTCGAGCAGCGGCTTGATCCACGACGCGACCGGCTTGCCATCGAACTCCGCGACACCGCCCTTCGACGAACTCGAAGGCTTCGACGTCTTCTTCGGAGGGGTGTATGCTGGCTGGTCCTGCTGCGCCTGCCGGTACCCCAACGCCAAATCCAGCGGATTCTTGCTGTTCGATTGGAGGTACGCGAGCACGGCCTGTTGCCGCGCCGCGTCATTGTTCGGCGCCGCCGAAGCCTTCGACGCTTTGGGCGCGCTTGAGGCCGACGTCTTCAAGATCGCGTCGGCCTGCCCAGCCTTCTCGTCATACCGAGCAGGGAACGCCGACCGCTGCACCCGTTGCGCAAGCTGCCCAGCCGAGCCGCCCTCCGTGTTCGCGCGCTTCGCCCGGTCAAGAAAGCTTTTCGTCGCCGTCGGTACATGCGTCGGGTTCTCCCACCCCTGGCTAGGCCGCTGCTGCAGGAACCCCTTCGAGTCCCGGTCACCGTAGTTCAGGTTGCGAAGCCCGGACTCGACGATCCCGGCCTCAACCAGAGCCTTCCGCTCGCGCGGCGACGCCTTCTTCCACTCCGGCGTGGCTTGCACCTGCGCCAACAGCTTCTGCTGTCTAGCCGAGAGGGCCATCAGCCACCTCCCGCGACCTTGATTTTCTCGAGAGCCGCCTTGTACTTCTCCTCGAACGCAGACTGCGGGTTCTGGGCCTTCTCGGTGGCTCGCTTGTACTTCTGCTCGAACTGCTGCTGAGGAGTCAGCGGGCGAGCCTTCAACGGCTTGGCCTTCGCCTTCCCGAGAATCTTCGCCTTCTCCGCCTTCAGCGCGGCCTTCTGCCGCAGCAGCGCCGAGTGTTCCGCCGTCTTGTAGCCGTACTCGTCGCCCTTGATCCGTCCCTTCTTGTCTTTCGGCAACGCGGCGATCTTCTCGTCGATCTTCTTGATCTTCGCGTTGACCGCCTTGTCCGGCCCCTGCCCGTGACGGTTCAGGAAATCCTGGGTCGTATCCACGCGAGCGACGTTCAGCGGAAACAACGTCTGCTTCAACGAGGGCCGGTCGCGCTGGCGTTGCGCGTCGCGCAGCCGCGCATCCTCGGTCTTGTACTTGATTCGCGCCGGCAGACCAGGGAGCGCGTCGTCGCCCTGCGTCCCCTTCTGCTGCGCCATCACCAGCCGCCCAGGGAACGTCGAAGTCACAAAGTCGTTCGCGGCGATCTTTGCCCCAGTTACGAGATCAATCGATCGTGGCTGCTCCGCCGACCCCTTCACCTGCAATGGCCGACCGGCACCAACGTTCTTGTTCGCGATGATGTTGAACGCCGACTGAGCAAGCGGACTGACCAAACCGGCGGCGGCTTTCGGCCCTTCGGTGACCGCGTCAGTCAGCGGGCCGGATACTGGGTTGATCCGGGCGAGATCGCGGTACATCGGGCGACCCTGCGCATCACGCTTGACGTTGCCCTTGTTGTCGTACTCATACGAGCGGGAGAACACCCACGGCGGCAAGTCACGCGTCCCGAAGATCGCGCGGATCTCCTCGTTGTGCAGCTGGCCGAGTTTCAGGCCGAGTGCCAGCGTCAGCGGGTGATCCTTCGGCAGCGTGTAGAACAGCGTCTTTGTCGCGTACCGGAGGAAGCCGTAGAACATGACTCCGGCCTTCAGCTTGCGCTCCCGGTTCGTGTACCGCAGGTAGTCGCCGAGCACGTTGTCGGTGTGCTTGGCTGCAGCCTCCACAACCCGGGGGTCCTTCAGCACGTTCGCGAGCTGCGTAGGCGCGTCGCCCTTCAGTCGGGCGGACAGGCGCTCGAGCGCCTTCTGGCTCTTGTACACCTCGTTTAGAAACACGCCTCGCCGGAAGACGGCGTTCTGTGCGTTGTCCGCTCGGAACATCAGCTTCCGCGGGTCAACGTCCGTCAGCCGGACCGTCCCATTCTTGGTGCGGACCACTGGGATCTGCCCCATCGACTCGGCACTCCTGCCGATCGCGCCCTGATGCGAACCCATGTGCGGAGCGCCCGCCGACCCCTCGAACAAGCCGACGCTTACAGCGCCATCGACAAGCTTCTTGTCCGCCGGGCTCAGCTTCCGATACCAAGCTTGCGCGCGGATCACCCGGTCGATCCTGCCGCCGGTCCCGACAGTGGCCTGGAGCGTGTTCGCGGCGACCTGCATCATCGCCCACGTCGGGTTCAGCCCGAGGATCAGCGACGACTGGAGCCCTTGCGCCCTGGCAACCCGACGCCACCCAGCGCTAGACGGGGACGCCATCCCCTGAAGCTCCTTACCGGCACCGGCCGGAACAGCGACATACCGTTCGTCAGGACGCAGCGTCGAAGCGCCGGGCGCATGCACAATCCCCTCGAGCGCGTCGTCGCCACCGTCAGCGGCACGACGGAGCTGGCCGGGCGAGTAGAAGACCACGTCCTCGCGCTTCAGGCCGCGACGATCAATCTCCCGCTCGAGCTCAGCCACTGGCTTACCCTCGCCCTTCGGGCCTCTTGACCACGAGAACGCATGCTCGTCCGCAACGTCAGCGACAGCCTTCCACTGATGCTTCGGCTTGATCGTCTTCGCGATCCCCTGGACGTACACCTCTGGGTTCGTGACGGCGCGCCCCTCGCGAAACAGTTTCATCTTCGACCGCTTCGAACCCTTTGACGCCCTGGCGACGTTGCTGCCAGTCCGTGCCGACACCTGAATCGACGGGCGCTCCTGGTCGGGGAAATACGTCGGCTCCGGCAAACCCTTCGCGTCAGCGGCCTTCGCAACCCGCTTGGCGTAGTCGGCGTGGTAAGCGTCGACGGCTTCGGGGGTCACGTCTTTTGCGGGCTGCTCGTACTTCACGCCAAGGAACTCGCCTTGCGCCCGAACCCGCTGCTTCGCCGCAGTCGCCGGCCGAAGCGCCGGGGTATGCGCCCCCTGGTCATCCGTCAGAACGCGTTTGCCTCGAGCCACCTCACCCTGCCGGAACTGCTCGAGCTTGCCGTCACCGAAAATGTCGTCGGCGTGCTTGTGCAGGTAGTCGAGCGTCGCTGCTTCGGTGTGCTTACGGAGGACTGGCGGAGGCTTCTTTGCCCCAGCGATCTGAGCCTGACGCTCTTCGATGAACTTGCGGGCGACGGTCGGAGTCGCGTCAGCCGGGATGATCCCCTTCAGAACGTGGTAGGTCGCTCGGCGCTGCTTGCGTGACAGGCCCGCCAGCGCCTTGTTCGCGCCGCGACTGATCTCCTCAGCGCCCTCATGCTTCACGCCGATGTACGCCTTCGCGGAAGCCTTCGACACTTCGATGCGCTGACGACGCGCAGCGCGCTTCGGCGACAGAGCAACAACCTCGGTCTCCGCGCGCGGCACCGGCACTGACGTGCCGCGCTTCGCGTTGTGTCGTTCGATGCTCTTGGCGATCGGGCTCCTGACCGGCTGCAACGCCGGGGCACGGTCACGCGAACCGATCTGCTCAACGTCTTCGCCTTCGATTGCGCGCTGCGCCGCAACCTGACGTTTCGCCTCACTCTTCTTCGTCTTTCGGGCGCGAAGCTTGTCCTCGGTTCGCTGCACCACAACCCGGGTCGGCTTGTGCGACAGCTCCTGCTCCACCGCCTTGCCGCCAGACACCCGCAGCTTCGGACGCGGAGCCTCAAGAAACGCCTCGCCCTTCGGGACGGCTTTGATCGTCGCGCGCGTGACGGGCCGGAGCACCTTCGCGCCCGCTAGGCCGACCGACGCCTGATCGACCAAACCCGCGGCAGGGTTTTCCGCAGCACGCTTGTCAAACGTCTTCCAGTCGCCCTTGAGCGCTGGGCCGTACCGGTAGTTGTAGTCCTCAACGAACGATTTGCCGACCCGCTTGACGGACTGGCCGGACTTTTCCAGATCCTTGACGGCCTTCTTCGGATGTCCCGTCACCGCGTGACCCGCAGCATCCAGCACGGGAAGGCCGACCTGCCCTGCGGCGCCAACGGTCCCGGCGACCTGTTCGCTCAGCCCCTTCGCGGTCTTGCCCGGGTTTTTGACGACGGCTTCCGCCTGCCCCTTCACGACCCTTGAGATGCCGCCCGTCCCCGGGGAACCAAACGCGCCAATCGACGCGCCGGAACTGTGGCCGTGCCCGGACGACGGCTTTGCCTTTCCGGGCGCTTGCCCTGCACCGCCCTGCGTGGCCGCATACAAGACCAGCGGAGCCTTTTTCTTGGCGAACTTGACGAGCTTGCGGTCAAGGCCGCCTCCGCCCTCTTCAAACCCCTTTGCCTTGAGCTTGTCGAGCGCCTGCAACCGTGCACTCGTGTCGGCGAGCGCCTTGAACTGGCGTGGCGTCCCCTTCGCTTCCGGGCGGGATAGCTTGCGAGTCTCAGCCGTTAGCTGTGCAACAGGCTTTCGGGCAGGCTTCGCCTTGACGGTCTTCCGGGGCTTCGTGTTCTGAAGTCCGAGGTCGCCGCCCTTGAACGCCAACTACTTCGTCCTGTACCGCGTCGAGTCGACACCAAGCTGTGCGAGCGCTTTCGCAGTGTTCGGCCCGACACGCTTCAGCAGCGCCATCTGTGCTGCGCCCAGCAGAACGTCCTGGTTCATCGTCGGGTACAGCACCGACAACGTCGCCGCGACGGACGCCGCCGTCTTCTTCTGCCCCTTCACGGTCGGCGCGCTCTGGGCAGCCTTCAGGGCTTTGCGGAAGTCGCTTGTCCGAGAAGTCCGCTGTACGAGCGTGTTGCCGTACTCATCCTTGTCCGTTGTCGACGGCGACTTCGGGGGATGCAGCAGCTTGTCCCTCGCGGCCTGAGCCTTCTCGAGCCGCGCCTTCCCGGCAGCCGTCTTGCGCAGTTGCGCGACAGCGCCATTGCTCAACCCGTACGTCGTGTTCGTCGCCTGCGCCCACTTATGAGCTGCGGCCTTCCGAGACGCGGCGGCGGTCTTAGCCGTGTTCGTCGCCTTGTCCTGGTTCAGATTGAACGCCTGGTTCGCCAACACCGTCTTGGCCTCATCAGCCTTCGTCGTCGCGTCGAAGTTCGTGCGGAACGCACCGATCTTGCTCTCAAGATCCGTCAGCTTCCCGCGCTCCTGAGCCTGCGCCTGCAACTTCTGACCAGGCCCAACCACATGAGCCAAGGCATCCGCGTACGTCGAACTGCCAGCAGCCTGCTGATTCTGGACGCCCTGCATCGACGCCAGCAACGCCTGGCGGACAGCCGACGCGTCAGAACCCCTCTGCGCCACCCCCGGCTCAACAACCTGGCCGCGAGACGCCGCATCCGCCTGCGCCGAACCAACCTGCTTGTCAAGCTGCGACTGATCCAACCCCCGAATCGACGAGCCGATGTTCGTCAAGTTCGACTGTGCCTGCTGCCCGATCTGCCCGACATTCTGCGAATGCTGATTGAGTTCTCGCAGATAGTCGGCGAACCAGCCCGACACGTCCTTACCCTGCTGCGCGGCCTTGCCGACAGCGTTCGCGCCGAACTGAAGGTCAGTCGCCGCGGACCGCTGATGCGCCAGATCGCGGTTCGTGACCGACGACCCCGCGACGATCGGCTGCGCCAACCGTGTGTTGAGCTCCCGCTGCTTTCGCTGCGCCGCCGGAAGGTATTTCGCGTCCTTGATCGCGCCCGTGTTATGCGACGCGACGAGTTCAGCGATCCGCTTCTGCCGCTCCCCGGCGGACATCTGAGACAGCATCTTGCCCTTGTAAGTGGCCATCAGCCCATCATCCTGTTCAGGCTCTTACGCGCCGACGAACTCATCCCGATCGACGGGTAACGCTTCGCGACCTTCGCACGCACTTTCTTCTTCTCGACACTCGAGCCGAACTGAGACACCCGCGACAACGCGGCGCGGGCGTGCGCACGGTCGTTGACGGGGTAGGAACGGTGCGGGCCTGCGAACGCCGAACCCGGAAGTCTGTTGCGTTGCGCAGCGGTCAGTCGAGCCATGAACCTCTCATCCGATGATCGACGCGCCCTTTGGGATCGGCGCGAGCCGCCCCGAAGCCGTCAAGTAGTAGTCCGTCCCGTTGACCGTCTTCGCGACCTTCCTCGGCGCCGGCGCTGGGACAGTCGGTGTGTACAACGGGTTGGAAGTCGCGTTCTGTGTCGACGTCCCCAACGCCTGACCGGACCCGAACTCGTAGTCCGTCCCCGCCTTCGTCTTCGCGGCCTGGATGCCCGCCAGAGACGCGATCAGTTGCTTTTGCAGACTGTCGTTGCTCTGCTGGTAGTTCGTGTCGTTGACGTCCTGCGCTTGCTGCAACGCCCCCGCGTACAGTTGGCCTCGAGCGGCCATCGAGTTGAGCGTCCCCGACTTGTTCTGCTGATAGGACTTCTGCAACAACGCCGCCCGGCTAAACGGGTTTGACGGGTCAAACGACAGCCCCGACACGCCACCGGCCTGGTCGTAGCTCGCGTTGTAGCCGTAGTCCAGAAGCGACCGGGACTGCTGCCCCGAAAGGTCGCTCAGCGTACTGTCGCGTTGCCTGGCAAGCGCCGCGATCTGCGCCTGATAGGCGGGGTCAGGAGGAGCCGGCGTTCTTTGAGCGGGCGGAGAATACGCCGGAGCGGAAGCGGCGGCCTTGTTCGGCGCTCCGGCGAGGTTCGCCTCGTTCCACGGCGTCACCTTCGCGGGCGCTCCCGCGAGACTCGCGTCATACCAAGGCGTGACCTTCAGCTTCTTTGCCAACTAACGCCGCCTTTTCACCTTCACCTTGGGTTTCAACGCGTTCGCGAGCGCGCTCAAATCCCCGGTCTGCGTACCGATGCTCGTATCCCACACCGCGCCGGGAGCGGTCGCGCCATACCCGGCGCCCTGCTGCCCCTGCTTGCTTGTCAACTGGTACTGTAAAAACTCGCGTGCGCCAGCCTTCTTCGCCCGTTCGTACGCTGCCGCGACCTGTTTTGCCCGAGACGCCGAATCCCCCGTACCGGCATGTTTGCCGTACTCGGTCAGATACAACGGTGCCTGTTTACCCTTCACGGTTTGCAGCTTGCCCTTGTAGCCGCGCAGCGCGCGCTGGAGATCACCAAGATTGTTCGTGTCCCACGCCCCGCTGTTGCCGTCATACGGGTGGTACGCGAACCCGTCGGTGTACAGGCGTTTGCCGCCCAGCGCCCCCTTCATGAACTCCTGCGCGCCCTTCATGTTCGTCATCTCCCCAAACAGCACCTGAGACTTCGGGTCGATCGTCTTGATCGCCTTGCGACCCGCCCGGTACACGTTGCGGTACGTGCGGCCGGCCTGGCGAGGGTTCTTGTCGGCGCCCTCGACGAACGCCGGGTAGTTCATCTCGTTACCGACCGAGTAGCGGCCGACCCGGCCGCGCTCCTTCTCAGCAACGGTCTTAGCGAACTGCGCCCACAACTTCGGGTCGTTGTTGCGGTAGTTCAACGCGCCCTGCTGCTGTAGGTACTGCGGGTCTGACATCAGCGTCGCCTGCACCTTGATGCCGCGGGCTTTCGCCGCGTTGACCAGCCCGTCCAGCGCGGTGAGGTCGCGGCCGCCGTTCGTCTTGCCGTACAGGACGTTCGCCCTGACCCACTTACCGCCCATCTGCTGAATCTGGTGGAGTAGATGATCGCGTTTCGGGCCGGGCGTCATCAGTTCTTGGTCGTCCTGAAACGCCAAGCTTGTCTTCGGCTTCTTCGCTACCACTCGAGCCATAGACCCTGCCCCTAGAAGCCCATGGTCCAGCACCACAGCTTCCGGTTCTTTGCGGTGACGGTGCCGCCCGTGTTCGTCGTAAACTTCAGACCAACCTCGTAGGTGCCGGCGGCGGCGAATATGGTCATGAAGCCGAAGTAGCCAGAACCGGCGAGGACAGAGCCGTTAGTCATGACGCCGATCAGCTGCCCGGTAGTCAAATCGCCGGTGTATGCGGTCGCGTCCCCGGCGATGCCTTGCAGCCCCCCGGGGAAGGACACCAGCGCCTTGTAGGTGTCGGCCGTAGTCGCCAAGGCAGTACCGCCCGTTACGGTAGGCCCGACCGGCGAACGGTCGTTCGCCCGAACGATATCGTTACCGTTGAGGGTGATTAACGCGCGTGCCGAGTTATTCACCGACTCCTTCCACATCGCCTGTAGGGCAACGAAGATCAGCCCATCCGTCGTCAGGACGAGGTTTGAAACGCGGTCAGGGGTCGTCATGAACGTGTTGACTCCACCCGGAGTGATCGTCTCTTCGGTCGCAATGATGCTCTTCCCGCGACCCACTTGCGCCCCATCATTCAGGCCGAGCTTCTGCTGCACCGCCAACGCAAGCAGCGACTCGGGGATGTCAGCGATGTTCGTCGAGTCGAGATTCGGCGAGTTCAGAAACGTCTTAAGGTCATTCAGACACTGGACGAGGCTGCTGACGTTCGCGCCCGGCGTGTTCCCAACAAGATTGTTCAGGGCGCTCGAATACGCAAAGTTGGTCACTGGCTACTCCGTTCCGACGACACTGGGGTCGCGGCTCTCCCTGAGATGCCTAACGACACGATGGACACTCCACGACGACACGCCGCTAGCATTCGAAAACTGGGTTGAGAACACAACGCCACGGATCGCTTTACGAACCAGCGTCACGTCAACCTGCCCGCCAGCCGGCCACACATCCGACAGGTCGCCACCCGGCCACTGATCCACCCCGCCATTCGCCCACACCGCCGAAGACGACCCGAACGACGCGGTCGACTGATGCTCATACGCCAATTCGAAATCCTTCGCGAACGCGCACACAACAGTGTCGGTACCCCACACCTTCGTTTCCCTGATCGTCTTGACCAGCGACGTTTTGTAGTCAAACCATCCGGACCGCCACCGCGAGGCGATAGCCGTCCCGTTGTCGTCCGTCAACCCGCGAGTGACTCGACCGGCACGGTTGTTGCCTGTGCCGTACCCGAAATGCAGCTCCGGCTGATCCGACCGTCTAAACGACACCAGCGCGCTCGCCGGCCAGTCATACACCGACCACCACCGCTGCTGCGTGTCATGCACCAACACCCGGTCGTTGTACGTGGCTGTACCGGTCGGGATCGCCACAAACACCTGCTCGTTATGCCACGCCATCCGCGCCAACGCGATCTGCGCAAAATTCAAGGTGCCAGACTGGAAATACACTTCGGTGTCGCCAGTCCACACCGGGGCGATCAGATCCGACACCAGCGTCGGCTCATTCCCGTTCGTGAAATACACGCCGTTGCGGGCCATGAAATACACGCCCTCACGGGCGACGCACACAGCCTGCTTCGCCGCCAACCCAACCCCGGACACGACTTCTCTGATCCTGAACTCGGTCGTCCCATCGCTTGCCGGTGCCTCCGAGTAGTAGACGAAAAACTTCGTCTCCTTGAAGATGAACACGAGTTCGCGCCACGTCACCGCGTTCATGATCTGCTCACCATCACCGGGCGTCAGGTCAATGAAGTTCCGTCCCCTACCGGCGGTCCCGTCGGTCTCCCACGTCTCCGGCAGCCCAGGGTTCGAAAAATGCACCCGTGACGGTGTCGTCGTCGCGCCGCCAGGACCAGCGGTCGTCTGGGTGCCGTACGCGGTCGCGACGAGCCGATTCGCCGCGTTCGTGCCCGACGTGCCGCCAGGCACCGCCGCGGTCACGCACACCGCCCCGGCTTTCGGCATCGCCGAAGCGCCCGTCCCGTTGACCGTCGCGATCGCGGCGCCGGACGTCCACGTCGCGCCGTCCCACCGCTGGATCGTGTCTGCGCCGTTCGCGCAGTACGCGTATTCAGACCCCGGTGCGGCGAACCGTGCGAACGTGTATGGGCCGCCAGCCAAACCAGTTTTTGACGCGACGACAGCGCCAGCGGTGCTCAACGCCTCAAGCCTCGTCCCGCAGCCAGCCAACAGTTGCCTCGTCCCAGAAGCGGTGTAGAAGACGCCGAGGCTGTCGACACGGTTCGTCAAGCTCGACGATGTCAGGTCCGTGTATCCGTCGCGTTGTTTGATCGCGCCGGTCTGCGTGAACTCCACGTTCAGTAGGTCGATCGCTTCGCTGTCCTTCACCGCGTCAGACTTGTCCCTGAGGTTCAGGCCGCCGCCGAAACTGCCGAACATGACAGGCCGGTAGCCGTTCGACGCCACTACCAATCCTCAGAAAACAGTCTGACCGTCTGATAGTTCGAGTTCTGTCGGTTACGCACCGCGTACACCGAAATCATCTGCGGCAGCCTGTACTGGCGCACCAACGCCAGCAGGTCGCTCGCCGACTCAAAGTTGTCGGAGTCCTTGTACGCCTCAAGCACCGCGTAATCCATCCACACCGCGTGATACCGCGCCGGGATCAACGGTGTGTCCGACGCCGCTGACAGTTCCGGGCTGTACTTCACATACCGCACCTGAAGCTGATCGGACGTCGTGACAGGCCATACGTTCAGCGTCGACGCCCCGTCTAGCCACCAGTGGGTCGGAGCTCCGGTCTGCGAAAGGTCCGACCCGTCGACCGCCAACTGTGTCGCGTTCAGCCCGACGAGCTCGCGGTCAAGTGTCGTGTCCTGCACGTACAGCACATGCCGCAGATCGGGGATCGTCAATGGCGCGGTGCCGGTCACGGTCGTTTCGAGCCACGGCCAGTCAAACTCGTCTTCAAGCGCGTTCTTGGCGTTGTTGAGCATGATCGTCATCCGTGACGACGACAGGTAGTCAAAGCCCCTGCCGGCAAGTTCGGTTTGTGCTTCACCCAACGTCACTTGACAGACCGCCTACGTGCTCCCGCAGCGTTCTGCGCCCACGGCGTGTCACGATTCATGCTCACGCTCGTTCTCGTCGCGGCAGCCCACCGTTCCATGATCTCGTCCTGGCGCTCCTCGCGCTCACGGATCTTCTGCTTCTCCGCCGCCTGATCAATTCGGTCTTGGCGTTTGCGAAACCGGTCCATCACCTCCGGGTTCCACAAATCGTTCTCGCGCAACTTGTCAAACAACGCTGAGGACGGCTCGACAAACTCGCCGGTCGGCCCTTCGATCGTGATCACCGAAGGCGGCGCGTTGTCGTTATCCCGAATCAGGTGGTAGAACCCAGCCTTCAACGGCGACCCCGGAGCAACCTGTGGTGCAGCCCTGACGAGCTGCAACCGCGGGTCGATCTGCTCAAGGTCATAGTTGAACCGGTCAAACACCTCCTTGATCCGGCCCATCTCCGAACGGACGCTCTGTTCAAGCTCGGCGGTGAACTTAGCCCGAACGTCAAGCTGCTCACGGGTAACGTCCGGCGCCCGGAAGGTCACTGCGTCCGCTCATCCTTGATCAGTTCGAGCGCGCGCAGGCACTTATACAGCGCCTGCTTCGCGCCGAGATCGGTGGTCTTCGCGCCATCAAGCGACGCGAGCGCCGTGTTGATCGCGGTGATAACCGCCGCGATGTTCGTCTTCGGCGTCGACGCCAACCCAGGCGTATTGCCAGGCATCAGGTATGGAAGATCAGGAGACGCACCGCGAAGTTCGCTGGCATCGCCTCGTTGTCGGTCTTCTCGCCCTGGATAGCCCCAGAAGCCCCTGACTCGTAGCACTGGAACTGCACCGACGTGCCCGTGCTGTTGATCGTGACCCCCAGCCCCAGCGACGTCGCACCAGAGGTACCGGAGGTCGGCGAACCGCACGGCAGCACAGCATCGATGTGCTTGTTGTTCGGGGTGCCGAGAAGCTGTGCGGCGGTGAACGTCGCACCTCCGCTGCGGTAGTTACCCGCGTCGGATGAGAGCGTCCTCACGGACACTGAACGGTTGCCGTCCTTCCATCCACGAACATCGGATGGGCGGGCGACGGAAAAGGCGGCGTCAGCCATGCTGGCGTTTTCCTTTCGGACTCGAAATGTGGAGGGCGCTCCCTGCGCCCAGCATGGGAACGGCCGGGACCCGAAGGCCCCGGCCGAAGCTCACTACTGAAGGGCCGTCGCCGCGGCCTGCGTATTACGCCGCTGGCAGCCGATATTCAGGGGGTAGACCAGCCCGTCTACGAACTGGGTCGTGCCCGCTGACCAGATCTGGCCGTTGTTCGCGCCCTGAAGATCGGAAGCCCACTGCGGCTTACCGAGACCTCCGGTGACACGGACAAGGTCAGACAGGGTCAGCATGAACACGTCCGTCTCGAGAATATCGGCGAACGCGTCGATCTTGTTGTTATTCCACTGCACCGAATCGACCGAGCCGGCGGACAGGCCGCCGTCGCCGTTGAACCGGACCTGGTTTTGAAGCAGCGCATACAGGTTCTGACGCTGCTTGAACCCCATCCACAGGTCGGTGTAGTTCTTGCCCGAGTTCTGAAGCACAGCCCTTTGCAGGCCGAGAATCAGGTCCAGGCTAAACACCGTCGTCGCCGTATCCCTCGAAGCGGCCTGCCAAAACTCCTGGCCAGCAGTCGCAGGGTTCAGCCCGCCGAGCGCACCCGTCGTGGCCGCGATGTTGCGGAGACCGTTCATCTCCGAGTTCGCTGCCGTCGCGCTGTTCGGGTTCGGGATGTACACGAAATGCGTTCCCGCAGTCGCGTCGATAGCCGAACCGATCGTGATCGTCGGAGCCGTCGCCGAAAGCGACACCGCCGAAATCGTCGAAGCTGTCACGAGCGCGTCCGTGTCAGCCGTCGTACCGACATCAACCGTCTGCCCCGGGAACAGCCAGTTACGAATCAGCGCGCTATACCCGTACGCCGCACCTTCAGACGCCGCCGCGGTCAACGGCAGGACGACATTCGCGCCGCCCGACGTGCCCGTGGCCGCGACCTTACCGTCACCGTTCGTGACGAGCTGACGGACCATGTTGTGCTTCGTGTTCTCGACTGCGCCCTCAACCTCGAGATCCTTCGCGGCAATGATTGCCTGTGAGCCAGAAGCGGTCGCCTGAACGAGCGCGGACGCCTCAAGCGCGATCTGGAACCACGAGTAGACCAACGAGAAGGTGGCCTGGTTGACCTGCTGCGCCTGCGCGGGGTTCAAAGAGCCGCCTGCGGCACCAGTCGACGTGTAGGCGCCCGACCGGTTGTTCCAGATCGGCACCTGAGCCTGCGTGCCGATCATCGTGCCCTTTACCGCCTCAAGGCGACCAAGGGGAGCGTTCTCTGCCTCAAACTGCTTGACGATCCGTTCGGAAGTCCAAGCGTCCTTGATGACAGAGGCCATGCTCGTTGCTGTCTGAGCCAATGGGTTCTCCGTATGCGTGAGAGTGGAGGCCCACCCCGACTAGCTACAGCTCGTTGGCTTGCAAACGCTCGTACATCAAGTCGTGGCGCTGCTGCCGCGTGAGATTCGGGTCGTCGAGACGGACCGTCTGTTCGGCCTGCGTGCCGGACGCGGAGATGTGAGGCGCTCGGGGTCGCTGCTTCGGAGCGTGCGCGGTAAGGGCCCTCTCATACGCTGCTACGGCGGCGTCGATATTTGGGAGGCCCTGCTCGTCACGGTCGCTCCAAGCGGCGTCTCCAAGGACTTTGATTTCGTCCTCGGAAAGATCACGGCCAAGACGCTCCCTGAACTGCTGGAGGCCATGGCTGATGACTTGTACGTCGCGCTGCTCTATCTGCTGCTGAGTTTCCGACTGGTTGCGCTGCGCCAGCTCCGCCTTGATAGCGGCGATCTCCTGAGCGAGTGCTTCGGTCGGGTCAGCGAACGGGTCGAGCTCATCTTCGTCTTCGGCGAACTCGATACCGAGAAACTGGGCCGCTGCTTGGCGGGTGTCCGGGTCTTCGGCTCGTAGCCCTTCGACGGCCTGCTCAAACTCGCTGAGGCGCTGTGACTTGCGGTCAAACTCTGGCCGCAGACTGTCGTAGCGTTCCTGCCAATTCGGGCCGGTCGTCTCCTGCGTTTCCACAGGGACAGACGTATCCGTCTCAACGACGGGGTCTGTTTCATCACTCATACGAGTGCTCCTTGAGGCAGCCAGGACCCCGAAGGGTGTGTCTGGCGGGATGGAGACGGGACCCCGTTAGGGGGTGTGTCCGTCTAAGTGGGTTTGGGCTGGCTAGGAAGCGGCTTCGCTTCGGGCGCCTTTGCCGCATGCTTTAGGCCAAGTGTTTCGGCCTGCGCGGTCTGCGCCGCAACCTGCTCCTGCGCCTCCTGCTGCTGCAGGAACACGACACCGGCCAGGAGGTTCTTCGCGACCTCCTGAAAGCCCGGGTCGAGCGCTTCGAAATCTTCGGTCTTCATCCAGTCGCCGATCAGCTTCTTCCAAACGACGAGATTGTCGACATCCTTCATCGGCATCCAGTCAGGTGCCGGCTGCGGAACCGTCGGCGGTGCGGCCCCAGCGGCGACAGCGGCCTGGTCAGGGTTCGGAACCTGATCGATCCGAGACCCCATGTCCATCACGGAACCGTCCCTGATCCGGGCAAGGATGCGGTTGACCTTCGCGATGTCGAGCTCGAACCCTTCGATCAGCGACTGTGCCGTCCCCCCATCCAAAGCGCCCAAAGCGACCTCTGGGGAAAGCCAGCCCGGGAAGTTCGTGACGATCCAATTCAGCCGCTCCTGAAGTTCCGCCTGCGTCCGCTGCTTCAGGCTCGACGGCAGCACCCGCACCTGCACTTGGCCGAGCAGCTGGGAGCCCTCGAAGTCCTTCAGCGAATATGGGCCGAACCTCCCCCGGATCTGCATCTGCCGCGGCTCGGTGTAATACCTTGACACCAGCAGCAGGCAGTGCCTACCAAGCCGGGAGTGCCATTCCGCGAGATCGCCAAGGAAGCTGTCCCACCGTGACTTTGCCTGGTTGATCGCCAGCTGCGACGTCGAAGCGGCGACGTTCGGCGCGACATCAATGTCCTGATAGGACGCGATGTACTTCATCGCCGACAACATCAACTGGTAGATGTCGAACAGGGCTTGCGGGACTGGCGGCGGCGTCTCCCACTGCGGCTTGTCCATCCCCATCCTGTAAAAGACGGTCGCGCCAGGGACGTCGTCGCGCGGTGCGATAAGGCTGTCGACCGCAGCGATCATCTGCGGGTTCAGGCAGCGGTTTTTCCACTCGAGCAGCTTGTTCAGACAGTCCGCGATCGTGCGTTGCGCGTCGATCAGCTGCCACACCAACCCCAGGTCACGATCAGTGTCGGGGTCGACCGTGTAGGACAGCCGGTGAAGCAACGGCTCGTCGAGCACGTTGTCGTCACGATCCATCAACGGGTACTTCTCGGGCAGGCACAGTAGCCGGGCGTTCGCGATCTGCAACCGTTGCCCGTCCGGATTCCCAGACGTTGGGCGTTCGTAGTAGTTGGTGACCATCACCATGTTCGACGCCGCCGGACGGTCCGTCGGGATGTCCGACCCGGCCGCGTCCGGGGTCAGCACGCCGCCGAGAAACCCGGGGTAGCCCTTGATCGCGTCGGTCGACTCGGCCTGTTCGGTCGCCCACCAAGGCGAATCCTCGAAGTCGCAACCGGCTTCCCAGTACACCTCGTTGCCGTTGAAGACCTTGACCTTGATCTCCCCTAGCCCCGCACCATCCTGGTCGTACGGGCCGACATTCTCATCAAAGTACGGAAGGGCGAACCCGTCGCCGCCAGCCGCCAACGCGTTCTTGATCGTCTTCATCGACGCCCTGCGCAGACGCCACTGGTCGTAGCCGTACAGGAGTACCTGCTCGGACATGCGAGCTGCACCCCACGCTTCGGGGTCTGACGTGGACGGGTCAACCTCATACGACGGGATGCGCGCCGTCGCCGCCGAAATCTTGTCTTCGATCAACGGCCGGATGTGGTTGTACGTGTTTCTGATCCTGTGAGGCGGTTTGCCCTGCCCCGACACCGACGTCAACGCCGTCGGCTGAAAGAGCAGCATCCCCTTCTCGTTGACGTACGCGTACTGGTCGCCCTTCTCGAAATGCATGCACAGGCGTCGCTTCGCGGCGTCGCGGCGCATCTCCGCTCTGCCACGGTCAAGCGCACGCTTGACCTCCGGGCTGATCGTGGTAACCGAAACCTGTTCGGGCAGCGTGTCAGCTGCCATCGAGCTCCGCGGCCATCATCCGTTCCGCCAACTCTTCCTTCGACAGTTGCGCTCTCCAGTAGTCCTCATCGGACTCCGTCGACACTGACGCGGGCGCGTAGCCGGGCATCACTCCGGCGGAATGTTCGATGATGGCCGCTTGAGGGGCCTGGACCCGCTGGCAGAGCCGGTCGACAAGGTCGATCAGCATCGACATGTCAGGGTGTTCGGTCTGGGTCGCTGCGACCAGCCGGTCGAACCGCCGCTCGTACATGACAAACAGCGAGAAGATGGTGACTATCGCGGCGGCGAGCAGCACGCAGAGCACAACGATGACCCCGGTCATTACGCCACCGACGCCATCGCCTCAGCGAGAGAGTTCTCGCCCGACGCGATCTTGTGGTTCGTGAACACCGGCGACGAAGCCGGCTTTCCGCGACCGTCGCGGTAGTTGCCATGCTTGACGCCCATGCTTCCCCCTGAGTAGTTCGTCGATCCGAGTTCGTTGTCCCAGTTCGTCTCGGGCACCACGACCTTGCCGTCGTAAAGCACGGCCACGGTCCCGCCCTTGGTCGCGAGCTTCCAAGCGACGCAGACACGGGTCGTCTCGCCGCGCAGATCGCCGGGGATCGCGATAGACGGCGCGAGACGCGTGTTGCCACGCAGCCACAGCCCCGGATGGTTCAGGTTGTTGTAGCCGAGCCCGAAGATCGGCATCGCCTCGTTCGTGCGGTCTTTGACCTGGAAGATGCCGCCCCACGAGTCCGAGATCGCCTCGCCGGCCGGGGAGTACAGATCGAACGCGACGGCGTGATACTTGCCGATGACGCCAGCCATGTTCAGCACCGTCTCGGCGCGGTTGTTGCCGTCGTTGCTGCCCGGGACTGCGCCGATCCGGCACTGGATGCCTTTGCGGCCATCGGGGAGCTTCACGATCGATACTTGGCCGTTGTCGCCGCCGTAACGGTCATACGAGTCGTCCGGGTAGAACGGCGGGGGGAGCTTCGGGCCACCCGGATTCTTGTTGTCGTTGAAGACGGTGCCGACCGCGAACGAGCCCCACGGGTCCTGCCCGCTCGAGGCAGGCGGAACCGGCGGGTCTACGGGCGGCGGATCGACCGGCGGCTTGCGAGGGTCGGCCGTGCCTAGGAACGTCCAGTCGGCGTCAAGGCGGTAGTAGCCCGACGCGGCGTGCTGCACCAGCTTTCCTTCGAGCACAAACAGTAGGTTCGCCGAATGCGTCTCAGGCATTACCACGTCGTCACGGACGACCTGACCGTTCTTTCGCGAGTACGTCTTGCCGGCCACCACGACCGGGCCAGCCGCGTCAGTGGCGCCTTCCGGAGAGTTCGTCGGTGGCTCGGGTGGGGGAGTGACGGGCGCGGGGGCGAGCGAGGTCTCCGCGTACTCGCGCGACGTCTTCTCGCCATCGAGAAGTACCTGATACGCCGCGGCGGTCTTGACAATCCCGACCTTGCCAAACGTTTTGGAGCCTGGCTTGACTATCTTGACACGGTCTGCGGGCTTGTACTCGGCCATCACATTCTCCTCATACGAAGATCGCCGGGTCGATCGCTGTTGCCATCAGCACATGCCCCGGGTAGGACGGGTGGACACCATCAACGGTGTACGGTCCGGACGCGTCCGCCTTCCAGTAGTCCCCGCCCGCAGTCACAACGCCAGTCGAGTTCGCTTCGACCAACGCGGCGGGGTCGAAGACGACATCAACCAACGGGGAGTACACGCCGGACCTGAGGTTCGCGTTGTACGCCTGCCGGACAAGATTCGCGCCCGAAGGGAGCGTGACGGTCTGATTGCCGACCGTCAGCCACTCGTCAGAGCTTGTGGTTCTTGGCGTGAGAGTACACGCAGCGACTTTCAACCCCCTCGTTTTTGCCCAGTTCCAGACGGTCTTGCAGTCTGCTTCAAACTGGGCGAGCGTCCTTGACCCGTAAATGTCATTGACGCCATACTGGTAAAGCATCCAGTCGGCCATCGACAGAAACAACTTGCGTCTACGGCCGATCGCGACCGTCACGAACTGCTGCACCGATTCGCCGGCCCGGGACGTGTTAACCAACGGCACCGTCCCGAGAAGTGCTCTCGCTGCGTACCCCGCGCCGGAGCCGGAAGGCAAAACGAGGTCGCCGGTACCGGCGACGATGGAGTCACCGGCGGTGTACACCGTCTTCTTTCGTACCGATCCTGGGGCGATCCGGTCCGCGACGACAGCGGTTGGACCGAACCCTGAGGCAAACGTGTACGTGCTTGAGATCGCTACCCCGGACGTGTGAGCTTTCGTCAGTGGGGCGGTCAGCCACACCTTGTACGGCGCACCTGTCCCCGTTATCGCCCTGACCGTCACCGTTTCCGCGTTCCCTGCCGTGTCGACGGTCAGCGTTGTGCCGTACGGGGTTCCGGCCATCGTCAAACTGGTGTCCGAAATGCTGGTATCTGCCGACAGGGTCGTTGCGGTCCCCGCGAGCGCCGCGACGGTCCCCGACTGCGACTGGTCGGTCCCGCCGTTCCCGGCAAGGTCGCCGTACGCGCCCTGCAACAGCACGTTCGTGATCTTGTGCTGGCCGATACTTACACCGTTCGCGTGACTGATCGTCGTTTTGCGTCTAAGACGTGCGACGTACGGCCCGGTGCCGGTGTAGTCCAGGATCTCTACAAGCTCAAGGTTTGCGCCGGAGTCAACGATGCAGTACCCCCCGCCAGGGTAAAGTGGAGCGGTGAGAGTGAGCGTCTGGTCGCCCGCCGTGGAGAGCGCCGCAAGGGTTGTTTGGTTGCCGCCCGGGGCGAACTGGTACACCCTTGAGTATGCGATGTCACCAACTGCGAACTCGTACGGAACGGGGTCTGACAGCACCCCTCCGGAGCCCGGGTCTACCCGACCGTACGGGTTGCCGTTGAACGTAACCGGGAACACCGACCCGTCAGCAACCTCAAAACCGACGTGCAGGCCGACCGACCCGTTGATGTCAATGTTCGTGCTGATGACTGGCTCGGCAAAGAACAGTCGAATGTCGGCGCACGCGCTGACAAACGTGTGTTTCTGCTTCGTCATCACACCTGGGTTTGCGTCGGTCATATACCCGGCGTCCAACGCGTAGTTGTCAGCGCACCGGGTAACGACGATCGGCCGTCCGCCAAGGACGCTGCTCGACGCGGTCGCCGAAACGAACGGGGTTTTGACAACATCGATCGACGCCCTGACCCCTGCGGCAGTCGCGAACCAGTAGGTGCCAGGGACGTTGATGCTGACACCGTTCGCGATCGACCCAGCGTTCGTGACCGACGATACGTTTGGGGTTGTGTGATAGTAAACCGTCGCGCCCCTGGCGGTCACCCTGGTTGACTGGGATGAATCCGAGTCAACCTGGGTGGCGGGCTGCTGCCCAGACGCAGCGACGGGAAGCTGCTGAAAGACGGTTACTGGCTCGGTCACACGATCGATCTCCACGCGACCACGACCGCTCCGGCGTTCGCGACAACAGATGGGGAGGATGGCAACGCGACGCTCCCGGCGTTCGCGACAACCCCCGTTTCGGCGGTTGGTGCGACGAACGTTGCTGCCTCCGCCGCACCGAATAGGTTTCCGTACGCCCCGGCGTTCGTCGACACCCCAGAAATGCTTGCGGCGGTGCCCGCAAGGCCGCTGATGAACGCGGAGTAGTACACAACGCCGGGTGACAGCACGATCGGGGCGGTCAACGCCAGGATCTTTCGTCCCGCCGCGCCGTTGAGCTTCCCGGCAGTCACGGCGCTCGACGCGAGAACGGTCGCGCATGATGCGTCATAAATCCCGATTTGGCAGGAGTCGTCCGCGCCGGCGGGGGTTGATACCCCGAAGCACCCGGATAGGATTGTCAGGGTCCTTGGGACGGTAAACCGTGCGACATACAGTCGATTCAGGGCCGTCGACGTGGCTGTAGACGGTGGCAAGTTGCCGTACGAGCCATAAACGCCGGGCTGCTGAAACGTGCTGTCGGCGTTCTGAAGCTGCGTTGCCGTCACACCACTTGCGCCGAGCAGCAGTACCTGAGTCATTTAGAACGCCTCGAGATACCGCACGTCGCAGGACTTCCCGACGGCGACAACGACATACAGTTCGCCGCTAAAGTCACTAAACGGCATCGACTGCCCAACAGGGATTTCGAGGCCGTTGGCGGTCGTGACGACTGTTTTAGCGCCGACGTACACGCTATCGGTCGTAGACCGGTTCTGGACGATCAATCCTTTCCGTAGCGTCCTTGCGGCGACGAGCAGTTCGCCGCCGGCAGCAGACGTGTCTGCGGTAATCGCACCCGTCGCGACAGCGGCGGCGATACTCACTCGACGACTTTCGGTGGTCGGCCGGGTCCGCGCTTCGGCTGTGATAACGCTTCGGTGAGCTGTTCGATCTGGGCCCGGAGCTCAGCTATTTCACGGTCGCGCTTCACGTCATCCGCGGCGTTCTGCTGACGCATCTCCCTGAGCTGGCCGGTCGTCCGGTCATACAGGTTAAAAATCTCCATCGGGTCCTGCCCTGACACCTTCGCGTATTCCGGCCTGGGGGTCGGCGAAAGCTCCGACGGACCGTTGCACACGGGGCAGGCGGGGATCGCGACGGGGTTGCCGTCGTCGTCGATGAGCGAAACGTGCTCCTGCGACTTCTCGACGCCGGGGATGCCGTTGGGGTCCGAGTCGGTGTAGAGCATTTCGACGATCGTCTTGTGTGCTGGGATCTCGACCGTCTCATACCCCTCACATCTGCCATCGCGGCAGAACAGGTAAGCGGTAGTGGGGGTTTCGATAACGTTTGGCATCAGAGAGCCAGGTTTGTGACGAGCGAACGAGTCGCGTTGGCGAGATATGCGGCGGCCTGCGTGTCGAGCTTGTACGCCGACCCGTCGAACACGACGGTGATCGACCGTGAGTCGCCGTAAATGCCGATGTCCTCAAACGCAACATCGGTGCTGTCGGGGAGGTCTGTAGCAACGACGGCCTGGCCGTTGCTGTTGACGATCCGGTCCGCCCTGCCGACAGTCTCCGCCTCAACGACGGCCTTCTTCGCGGGTGCCTTAGTAGTCATCTCCCGCTCCTTTCGTTCACGACATGCTCCCCAAGGGGCCATAGGTTGGTTCTGGAATCAAGAATTTGCCTGCAGGCGCAAACCCGGGCCGGTACTGGCGGCGCTCATCAACAAGGTTGGGCTTGTGGGGCGTCCACGTCCGCGTGAGTGCCACGTAGCGGGCTGGGTCGACGAGATGGTCGGGGCCGATCGTGGAGAACGTGTGGCCCTTAGCGGTCGCTCTCGGACGAGACTCGTTGGTGTCCTCGTCGGCGGCGATCAGCAGCCGGTCCATCTCCCGGAGGAGATGCGTGCAGTTCGTGGTGATGTGCCACCGGTCGTTCTCGAGCCGGCCCTTCAACGCCAGGAAGCCGGCGAGGCGGTCGTTCTGGCCCGGGATCGCCGAGATGCCGAACCGCACCAGCGCGGTCTGGACGCTCTCTTTCGCCGTCACCATGTCGCGGATGCGCTGCGCTGGGTCGACGACCCACAACGGGTTCTTCGACCCCCAAAAAGCGTTCTTTTCGCGGACGGCTTCGACGATCTTCTCGACGCTCATGTTCTGCGGGTACAGCTCGTCGAACGTCAGCATGTCGTTGTCGCCGTCGAACGCGCACCACACAACCCCTCCCCTGGTGAGGCCGGGGTCGTAGCCGATCAGGACTTCCATGTCCTTCAGGTCCGCGCGTTTGATCGGAGCGACGACGTGGCGTTGCTCGAACTCTTCGAAGACGCGGCCGCGCATCGACACGAAGTCGCCGTAGATCCGTGCCCTTCGTTCCGCTTCTGTGTTGCACTTCGCGATCTCGCCTTCGATCGCGGCTTGGGGCAGGTACGGATTGTCCATCATCGCCCACTGCCCGACATACGTGTCCAGGTCGTTGCGCTTCAGCCACACCTCGTCATACGTCCACGTCAAACCACCACCGAGGAGGGAGGGGGTCATGTTGAACGCGATCTCGCCCTTCCTGGCGATGACACGGAAACGCGACTCCCGGTAGATCCCCCAACCGTTCGGCATCGGCGGCTCCTCATCGAACCGGACCCGGTCAAGGGTGGCGCCCTGATGCTTCTCGCGGGGCTGCTCCGCCGACATGAACTGCACCTGCGACCCGTTCTTGAAGCTCAAGATCCTGAGGGTCTTGTCGAACCCGGTTTCCCAAGACCCGCCCTTCAACGCCGAAGGCGGCGTCAATCTCTGCCACTTCGGGATTAGCACGTCATACAAGCTGGCGCCCAAATCCATCGTGACGACACGGCAACGGAACGGCGGGTCCCAACACTTGAACATCAACAGACGCTCAGGGAGCATGTCGTCGTCCAAACACTGGATCAGGTCGTCAACAACCCCGATCTCCGTCTTGCCTGCCTGGTTGCCGGCGATGCCCATCTTCACCGTCACGCCGTCCGTCCGCGCCTTCAACTGCAGGCTCGCGTCCAGGTATTCGATTTGGCCGCCCGTCCCGTCACGTTTCGCGAACGGGTCGAACCCCATCAAAGGGTTGCGGGACACTTCCTCGTCGAACTGACGGAGGATGACCTCAACGTCAGCTTGCTGCTCCGGCGCCAGGCGGTCCCAGTGAATGAACTGCGGCTTCCCAGGCTCGAGGCCGGGGAGGCGGATGACGCGCCCCAAAGCTACCCGGGCGGCGTCTGCGCCGGCTGGGCAGGCTTATACCCGGCAGCTTCCTCTATGTCCGTCATCCACTGCTGGAGCTGCTGCCAGACAATGTCCTTGAACGCCTTGCGCTGCTGCTGGTCGTTGAACGACGCGTCAACGAGCGTGAGCAGGCGCCCCTTGAGGTTGTACAGCTCGTCGTAGTTGATCGGACACGCCGTAGCGCCGAGAGTGCCGTCCTCGTTCTCGTACCGGATGACCTCGTTCCGGCGGTGGTACGGCAGAACAATCGGCCCGTTCGACGACGAGGTCATGTTCGACCAGAAGGCAGGCGTAGACATAGGAACTCCCTTGACTTGACTTGGACAACGAGGCGACGGACAGTCAACCCCGGCTACTACGACTTCGGCTTAGCCCCGTACACCATCGGAGCGCCCTTGCGGTTCGTGCCGCACCAGAACGCCAGCGAACGAGCCTCAAGCCACGCGTTCATCTTCTCGTTGTGATGAATGCCGACCGTCTTGCCCTCAGGACCCACCACGATCGGCGGCTGGCGCGCGAACGAGCCGGCATACAACTTGCGGTCCACAACAGCCTCCCGGGGTCAGGCCCCGAAGGGCGTTAGCGGCGAGGAGCGATCTTCGGGATCGGCTTGTACTCCCCACCATCGTCATACGCCGGCACCACACGACCCTCAGCAGTCACCGCCGTCCGCTGCCGGTTGCGATCCGACGCCGAAGTCTTGGATGGGGGCGCGGCTACAGGTGAACCCTTAGCGCCACCCTCACGGGTCGCAGGCCGGGGCTTCGACGCGACTCCCCCACCCGGAGCGACAGACGCTCGAACAGGCGCAGGAGCAGAGACTTGAACTCTTGCCACCGCTGACGCGTCCGGAACGCCGGAGGACCCCAACGCCTGTTCCAACGCCCGCTCCAAAAACAACGTCCGCGACGCATCACCCCGAACCAGATCAACCCGCTCAACCAGACCTGGGTCAAACCGAAAAGCGAACATCTTCTTCACCAACCAAACGTATCAACCCATACAGACGTGTATATACGAAGACATTGGGCAAAAGACCTAACGAACCACCGTAATCAATGAAGCACGGGCCCCTGAGGTTTCGACCCCTCCCCCACCCCCACCACAGTGTTTGTGGGCCTGGAGCCTAGGGATCTGGGCATGGGGATCAACACCAACCACAGCACGCCTCATGCCGTGTGCGTATGTGTAAACCCCAACGTTTACGGGGGTTTCTGGCCGGTTGCTACCTACCAGCGCTACCTAACCTCGCGCGTTTCACGGGGCGAACTGTCCTAAGGAAGTAGCCCTGGTGTTGGTCTGTCTTCGTCTGGTAGTTCTTGTGCTGTGCTGTCTATGTAGCCGCCTGCTGTGAGCTTTCTTAGGAGTTCGTCTGTGCCGACGTGTGTGCTGATGCTGGTTGGGCGGTTTTCGAGGAGGAGGAACTTGTCGACGTTGACGGCTTTGACGAGGCTCATGTTTTTGGCGGCTGAGCTTGGGTCTTTGATGGTGCCGTTGTTGATGCTGCTGATGGTGGCTTGGATGCCTGCGCGTTCTGCTTCTGCGGCTAGGAGGGCGGTTGCTCTGGCTTCTTCGATGATCGTGGATTCGATCTGTGGGGCGAGCTCTCGTCTGATCTCGTCGTAGCGGTCGCGGTAGCGGTTGCGCCAGTCCTGGAGTGTGGATGGTGCGTGGCCGGTGAGTTTCGCGGCTTTGGTGGCGTTGTCGCCGGCGAGCGCTATCTGTGTGAGGGCTGCTTCTACTTCGGTTACGCCGTACATGGAGTTGTTGGTGCTGATGAGCGTCGCGTTGCTGCTTGTGCCTTTGAGCGGGATCTCGCGCGGCTTAGCGGGCATCGACGCAACGCTTCAGGTGCCAAAACATCTTCGGGGGTTCGACCTGGGAGCGACAGACCCGACAGTGCATCATCCATGTCATCGTGTCCTCCTAAGAGTGGGGGCAGGTTGCCTTGAGCGAGGAGAGGAGGCAAAACCCTGCCCCGAGAACGGTGATCGAAGCCGTTCTGTATGCCGTCGATGGCGGCGTATGCATGTGCGGTCCCTGGCGATAGGCGCAGGTGTGGCACTGCGTACCTAGGAACAGTGTCACATTCGGTGGACGGAATCAAGCCGCCCAACGCCTGTCGTTGAGAAGCTTCGTCACCCATGACCTAGAAACCCCGAGCTGCTTGGCGTAGAATTCGTGTGTCTTCTTCGGATGCTCCATCAACAGCCGGTCCAACGCTCTGCGCCGTCCCTCACTTGGCGGCTTCTGATAGCCGACGTCTGTGCGGTCGTTCGCACGTCTCAAGTGCAGCACGTAGCTTGGTGAGCAGTGCGCGCCGCGTTCGCTCTCGATCATCGCGACCTCGTGAGCGTCGATGCCTTCGTAGTAGCTCAGAATCCAGTCTTCGGACTCCACCACGTCATGGATCTTCGGTGGGCCGTGGCGTCTGAGCTCCAGAGCTGCCGTACCAGCTCTCAGGAGGCGCTGTAGCGCGTCCGGATCGTCCCAGTGGTCCTCGAACCGCTTCACCCACAGCATGTGCAGCACGGGGCCGTTGTGCGTCAGGTGCTTGCTCCCCGGTTTCTGTTTGCCTGGAGAGGCGTCAACGTTCGCTGACTTAGCCTCGCTCAACAGCTCCATCTTGGCGAGGAGCTCGCGAATCTCCCGCTCGAGTTGCTGGACTTCGATCATCACGTCCTCCAGGTTTGTTTCACTGTGCATCTCTCCTACGACAGAGATGCCAGTGAACAGGCCCGGGGCGCGACTGCTTCGGGCCTTTCGCTATCCAGGGGCCGAGATCGTCCTACCTCGTTCCATCACTGTCCCCGTCTATAGTTCAACATGCTCGGACTCCGTCAGTAAGGACCCGGGCGAAGGCCGCGCAGTTGTCACGCAAGGGCAGCGCGGCCTTCGTCGCGTCTCGGCTCGTTTCGCGTGGGACCATCATCGTGCCTCGCCCACGTAGTCCTCGTATGCAGTCATCAGCACGTCTCGCAATGAAGCGTCGCCGCGCTCGCGCATGAAGGCCTCGAAGCGTTCCCACAGCTTCTCAATGTCGAAGTACTCCGTGCGCTCCATGCCGTAGTAGATCGGTCCGGCTTCGCTGGCGATGACCTTCTCCTGAAGCTGGAAGTCGATGACGCGTCGGCTGAAGCGCCCCTGGGGCTCTACATAGCTTTGGCCCAGATGGGAGTGGCTACTCATCGCTGGGCACCTCGTAGCGCGAGTAGTCGTGGTACTGGATGGCAACGTGCGCGTGCCCAAACTGAGGCTCAAGCCGCATCGTTGACTCGGGGAACGTGTCGGAGACCTTCACATCGATCTCGTGGCGCGTGCGACGCATCTCGGGATCGCGCCCGAGAAGGTTCCGCACGAAGCGGTAGCGAAAGGAGTCGGCCGGCAGCGAGTGAAGAAGCTGGTCGGTCCAGCTCGCGTAGACCCACGGCTCGACGATCTCGTAGGACTTGCCGTCCCGGTGGCTGGCGAGGACCTCCGTCTGGAGCTGCGCGATCAGTCGATCGGCCGTGTGCTCGTACATGACGCCCGGCTTCGCCGAGGCGACGGCGTACGGCGTCAGGGCACCGGTGGCAGCGACGCGGAGCCGCTGAAGGATGACCTCCTCGAATTGCGCTACGTCGTCTTGTCTTGAACTCATCGCTGTACCTCCCGATACCACACGAGATAGGCCATCAGCAGCGCCATCGAGCTGCTGATGAGGATGCGGACAGGATCGCCTCGCAGGATGCCGTACACGCAGTCCAGGGCGAAACTACCGCCCAGGACCACTGCCCAGCCGGTGACAAGCCAGCGCCAGACCGCCCTAGCGAGTTGCCTCAAGAGGACACCTCTGCCGCCGCAGCCGCAGCGCGGGCAGCCTTCTCGGTGAACTTCTCCGGGTTGCGCTCGACCGGCACGGTGAAGCCGACGCGCTGCGACTCTCGCATCCCGCCGAACTGGTTGGCGGCCTTGTAGAGATCGTCGGCTGCGGTCGTCAGCGCGGCTCGCAGCCGCCCGTTCTCGGCTGCGAGCCGGTCACGCTCAGCCAGTAGAGAGCGCGTACCTTCGATGCGCTCCCGCTCACTACCCCTCAGCGCATCCTCAAGCTCTTGGATGCGTGCCTGCTTCCAGTCCGAGCTAGGCCCGATCTTCGGCTCATTGAGCATGATCTCGATCGGCGTACGCCTCAAGCCCATCAGGCTGCCCACTTTCCGCTCGGCATCGAGCGCCTGAGGACCTTTGGCGGTGTCGCTTCCTTCCGTCGCCAGTGCGCCTTCCATGCCCTCCGCACGGCCATCTTCGCGCCGCACTTCGTGAACGTGCCGCCGAAGTCGATCAGCTTGCCGGTGCTGTACGTGTCTCCCTCCATCGACCGCGGATCGTTGTGCTCCTCCCAGATGCTCCAGCGGTACCGGTACAGCTTCGAGTCTGTGTCTCGGCGGACAGTGGCCTCGAAGCTGCTTGGTGCCTTACCGGTCCTACCGTCCCCGCTCGTAAGGTCGGTCAAGCGAGCGGCCGATGCCAAGCTATCCGCCGGTTTACTTGGCGTAGACGGCGTGTTGCCAAGTGCCGGATGCGGGTCAGTCCCCACGGAACACCGCCTGAAGCGCGGCGCGGCACGAGGTCACGTCGTCCGCGTCGCCCGACCAACCCCACCACTCGTTGATGAGACGCTGCGCCATCTCGTCTGTGATGTCCTCGGGCGTGGCGGGAACGATCTTGTGGAAGTCGAGGCCATCCTCGGGGCTGTAGCCCTGCTCGATCACGTAGAACACGGTCGTCGGTTCCTTCGGAAGCGCGTCGGTCATACCGAGAACTCCTCAACGCGGGCCAACTTCGCCTCGTATCGGTCAGACCACGCGAACGCTCGGTCTAGGCCGGCCCGTCGGGTCTTCCACTTGAGTAGCCAGAGCCAGTCACTGATGAACCACAGCTCTTTGCCGTCGCTGTTGCGCGTGACCGTCGCGTGCCAGTCGTCATTGCTCATGTAGAACGAGCGGGGCACGATGCGAACGGTGTAGGCCGCGTTGCCATCCCTCGCCATCACTGTCCCCCTGTCGGCAGCCGGATCTCGGCGAGCATGCGCGTCAACGTCCCGCCGTCGTCCGGGCAGAAGTCGGGGCCGCTGTCGTCGCATGTGAAGTCGCAGCGACCGCAGCGCCACTGCTTGCCCTCGGGGTAGACGCTCGCGCGATCCTTCGTGGGGATCACATAATCATCGTGGATCAGCGGCAGTACGCCCCGGCCGACCTTCCCGCCGCGAGCGAGGCTCCTGCTCCCTTCGAGATCCACTAGTCCACCATCGCCTTCGGGTTGTAGGTGAGGCCAACCGTCGTGTCGCAAGAGACCGCGTGCCCCGTCCTGCGCGCGTGATCACGAGCCTTCGCCTGCGCGCTTCCGTTGCCGGTCGACTCAGCGAAGAACTTGCAACCCGGCTCGTGACAGCCGGCGCTGTGGTAGACAGCCGTCTTCTGGGTCTCGAGCGTGCGCTTCATCGCAGGATCGCCCTACGGTGCAGATTGTTCATGCTGCCTCCCGAGGGCGGCTGTGGATCTCCTCGCGGAGCCAGTCCTGCCCGAACTGCATCAGGAAGACGTCGTTGTCCTCCCGGTCGTTGGGATGGGTGCAGTCCTCGATCTCCTGCCCGCAGATCCCGCAGATCCACAGCTCAGCCCCGATCGGATCTCCGGGGTAGTTCAGAAGGCTGACGAGGTTGCCCGCCGGGACGGAGCGGCTTTTCCCTGGTTCCATCACGCCACCGCCTTGAAGTGAGCCATTGTCTCGGTCAGCCACTCGTCGCCGAACTCTTCGACGGCCTTGGGGTTGTCTTTCAGCGCGCCGAAGATCAGTCCGTAGGCGCGCTCGGCAGCAGCCACCGTCGCAAGCTGTGAGAGCAGGCGCAGTTCTTCCTGGTCGCGCACCAGACCGACGCGGACGCGCCTTCCCCGTCGCTCGTGCGGGTCGAGGTCGAGCGACTTCATCACGTCCATCGTCAGCTCGTCGCGAACGAGGTCGATCTCCAGGCCGTGCCACGCCCCGTGATCGGTCCCGAGCACGGTCAGTTCAGCCTCGGCGTAGGTGCGCGAGCGATGGTCTGGGTTACGGAACTCCCAGCGGAAGATCGCCTTCATCGCAGGCTCCTCCAATGCTTTGAATCCACTACTCGGCCCTCCCTTGCATCGCGTTCGCCACAGCGAGGCGGGCCATGTCGCGCATCTCGTTCTTCCAGGCCCCATCATCCGTCTCGTCCCAGCGCAGTGGGCGCCAGCCGCCCTTCTCACGACCGCTCGTGATAGGCCCGTTGCGGCAAACGCTCCGCTCTGGGTCCGCCATCTTGTCGGCCAGGTGATCCCACATCTCTCGGGCCATCTGTTCGACCACGTCATCCGAGATCATGTCCGCCACGCGCACGACTTCGACTGCCTGCATCTCGGTGGCGAAGTTCGGCTCGCTCACGCGGTAGCAGCCCATCGACTGGTCCCACCGGATCGTGAGGATCAGGTTCCTGTCTTGATCCCGAAGCACGTCAGCCCCTCCCGTAGTAAGCATCGAGCGCCGCGTTCAGCGCGAGCTTCGCGTCGTCTTCCGTAAGCCCGGCCCGAAGCGCGACCTCAATGGTGTCGCGCATGCTGGTGTAGAGCCGTAGAAGCCTGATGGTGTTGTCCCGCTCGCGGGCCTGGGCCGTCATGCTGCCTCCGAGAATGAGTTGAGAAGTGGTGCGTCGTCCGTGATCCGCCGACGCGAGAGTTCGGCGTACTCGGGGTTGAGCTCGACGCCGATGTACGAACGGTTGTGCCTCAACGCGACCATGCCGGTCGTGCCGGCACCGCTGAACGGGTCGAGCACGGTGCCGCCCTCCGGGCAGCCAGCAAGGATGCACGGCTCGATCAGCTTCGGCGGGAACGTCGCGAAGTGAGCACCCGAATATGGCTGCGTGGCAACGGTCCAGACGGTGCGCTTGTTCGCTCCTTCGGGATGAGGGAGCACGGGAAGATTGTTGTGCTTGTTGGGCCGCGTGTTCCCGCCGAAGCTGATCGAGCCACGACCGTTCGTCTCCTCGTCCCACGTCCGGGCGTGCGGCTCTCGAATGGCTCCGGCGTCGTAGAAATACCGCGGCGACTTCGACAGCAGGAACAGGTACTCGTGCGCCTTAGTCGGTCGGTCCTGCACGGACTCCGGCATCGGATTCGGCTTCGCCCAGATGATGTCCGAGCGCAGGTACCAGCCATCCGCGCGCAGCGCGAACGCGACCATCCAGGGGATACCGAGCAGATCCTTGTTCTTCAAGCCAGTCGCGGCCTTCGCGTGCACCGGCATGTGGTCGTTGCGCGACTGCTTCGGCCACCGCTCGGGATCTCGAGCGCCACAGCCACCGCCGGCGTAGGAGTCGCCGAGGTTCAGCCACACGGTGCCGTCGTCGGCGAGCACGTCGCGAACTGCGCGGAACGCGGTGACGAGCGAGTCGACGAACTCCGCAGGCGTCGGCTCGAGGCCGATCTGCTCGCCGTGGCCGTAGTCGCGCAGGCCGAAGTAGGGCGGCGATGTCACGCACGTCTGGACGCTGCCCCGCTCGAGATCGGTGAGGACATCGCGGCAGTCGCCGGCGAGCACCTGCCACGACACGCGGCTTTCGGTCAAGAGGAAGTCACCGCCTCCGCAAGCTCGCGCAGGACGGCGACCGCCTTGCGATCCCAGTCGAGCTGATCCTCCTCATCCCAGAAGCCCAGCGGCTCACCAGACTCGGCGGCCAGCGCGCGAGCAACGATGAGACGCAGATCGGGATTCATCGGGTCGACGGTGGCGCTGCGATCCCCGCTAGAGTCGGCGTCGGGACAGCGGGCCGAGTCGCCTCGGGCGCACACACAGTTCGACTGGCACTCGCCGCACGAGCAGGGATAGTCGCTCTCGCAGTCGGGTCCACAACGTTGGTAGCAGGGCGCGCTGCTATCCCCGCTAGCCACGAGGCTGCCCTCCGAACTCGCACTCGAGGACGTGCGCGGCCCACTCCCGACACGGGTCGTCGCCGTACATCGCTCGGAAGAAGTCGACAACGTCGCGCAGACACACCGAGCGATCCAGACCGAGGTTCGGCGCGTGTGCCGCCGCGAGGGCGATCTTGGCCCGCTTCTCCTCGCGGTACTTGAGCTGCGTGTGCGTCGGTCCGAACGAGGGATCTACGAGGCTCGTTGCGAGATCGTGCGCGGCCTGTTCGATGGCCTTCTCGGAGGCGGCGCTGCTTTCCGTACTAGGCATGGTCGTGGCTCCCTGTGAAGTGGTGCTCGACGACGAGCGACGCCGGGTCGTTGATCGCACGCAGCATCTCGACGACGTCGCGCAGGCACACCGAACGATCGAGGCCAAGGTTCGGCGCGTGGGCAGCGGCAAGCGCGATCGTCGCGCGCTTCTGCTCGCGGTACTTGAGCTGCGTATGGGTCGGGCCGAACGACGGGTCGACAAGGCTGGTGGCAAGGTCGTGCGCAGCCTGCTCGATAGCCCGCTCAGAGGCTCCGCTGCTTCCCATGCGAAGCGACTCGCTAGGCACGGAGCTTCTTCCCAGTGTCGACATCGACGCACTCGAGCAGGTTCTTGTAGCTCGACAGGAGGCCCGAGCGGAAGCCGTTGACCTTGCACCGCAGCGTGTGCTTGACGACGATGTCGCGGTAGAGGTCGGTCGAGTGCGTCTTGCCGTGGAACCAAGCGTCGGTGTTCTCGTACGTCTCGCCACCGACGGCGTAGATCATCCACTTGCCGTCGTCGCCGCTCTGGATGCGTTCCTTGCCCTCGACCTTGAAGGTGAGCGTGTCTTCGGTGCCGTAGGCCATCCAGTAGAAGCCGCCCCACAGCGCGACGGAGAGGGCCAGAGCGATGCCGAACGAGATGCCGTAGGTGTCCCTGCCAAACCACACGCCAGCGGCCATGATCGGTCCGGTGATGGCGAGTCCTACGAGGATGAACAGCAACACGTCTATGCCTCCTTGGGCAGTAGGTCCACGAACGCGAAGCGCCGTGTCGTTTCGACTCCCTTGGGGGCGTCGTCGTAGGTGCAGATGAAGAACGGCGCGGGCGCGTCTGCGTAGTGCGTCGAGGGTCCGCTGATCGACGCATAGCCGGGGTGGATCGCCACGCTGCTCCCATGCGGAGCCATTACGCCCACGCCCTATCCGTCATCACGGCGATGACCTCCTCCGGCGAAATGCCGGCCAGGTAGGTGCTCGTCGTCGCGATGTTGCTGTGGCCGAGCTGCCGCGAAATGATCGGGATCGGTACCCCCGACCGAGCGAGATCCACGGCCATCGCGTGCCTGAGCTGATGCGGCGCGACACGCTTCGTCACCCCAGCCCGGGCAGCAGCCTCGTGAAGCTTCGTACGGACATACGCCTGGTTCAGCGGCCCGCCCTTCGTGTCCCCCTCAAGCACCGGAAACAGCGGCTGGAACGACTTGAAGCCGCGGTCCTCACGGACATCCATCCACTCCCGAACCTCGTCCAGCGCAGCACGATCGATCCCTGACAGCCGGCGCTTGCCGCCCTTCCCCCGCTGGACCGTGACGACACAGCGATCGAAGTCGAGATCGGCAGGGACCAGTAGCCGCGCTTCGTGAATGCGCAGCCCTGATCGCCAGAGCAGCACGATCAGCGCGCGGTTCCTCCGGCCGAGCGCGTCGAGCTTGCGGTTCAGGCCGGGACGCCAGAGCTCGGCGAGGATCGCTTTGACTTCGTCGGGGGACGGCGGTGTTGCTGGGTAGGTCTTGCCGGCGTTGCCGGGCTTGACGCCCTTGCGGGAGCCCGGCTGTCCGACGCACGCCGCGCGAGGTCGGTCCTGGTACCAGTCGACGCTGATGAGCGGAAGTCGGGTGCGCTCCCCGAGGCAGGCGTGTCCGGCAAGAATCAGCTTGAAGTTGCGGAGGTCGCTCATCGCTTCGGCCTCACGGTCCCCCACACGCCGAGATAGTCCGACGAGTAGACGACCACGAGCGGTAGCGTTGGCGTGATCACGATTCGCTACCTAGATCGGCGGCGTAGGTAGCGTCGCTACCGCTTTCCGCTACCGAAGATCCGGCCGCAGACTGATTCCGCCTGCAATCAGTTGCGCATCGTTCGCGTCGAGAGGCCAGTGGGATCGGCCAAAAGACCCGGTAGGCGCTGGCGATGCGCCCCGATGTGTAGAGCGCCCCCTGGTTTGTGTAACGGGGCGAAACGTCAGTGTTCATGCGGCCTCCTCGGAGTCGCTACCTAGGTTCGCTACCGAGAGAACTCGCTTCGCTTCAGCGACAAGCTCGCGCTCCAGCCCTCGAAGCTCGAGGTTGATCGCCTTACAAACCATCCGCTCGCGGCGATCGGCCTCCGTCAGAAGCTTTCCGTCCTCGTAGGCGTCGCCCTGAAGCTTCATAGCTGCCATCGCACCAACGTCCAGTTCGACGCGTCCGTAAATCACTCCGCTGCTCACGATGCCTTCTCCTCGGCCGACCGGATCTCGCGAACGTTCTGGCCGAACGCCGCCCTCGCCCGATCCCGAAGCCGGTCCTCATACGTGTGCAGATACCGGGCCGCGCAAACCGCTTCCGTGTTCCCCATCAGCTTCGAAATGTCCCGCGCGCTCATGCCGCGATCGGCGAGCATCGAGCCGAAGAAATGGCGCGCTTCGTACACGTCAAGGTGATCGTCGGGGTCCGCCATCAAACGGCGACGCAACCAGTGGTCTGCCGGAAGCGTCTCAAGGAACGCGGTCCGTGTTGGAATCCACCAATGCCTAAGAGCGTTCGGCCTGAGCGGTTTGCCGGTGACCGACCGGAACATGAACCCGTCCGTCCTGCGCAACCCAGCCAGGGCTGTGTACGCCTCGTCGGACAGCGGGACGAACCGGCCTTTCTTGTGCTTCGGCGGCCCGAGCGTCCCGTCGTTGCGGCGGTTGCCGACCTTTGCGTCCACGTTGAGTTCGCGGTTCTTCCAGTCGACGTTCGAATGATGAAGCGCGCACATCTCTCCCGGCCTCAAACCGGTCCATGCGGCGACGGTCACGTACGCTGGCCACTGGAACCTGCCGCGTTTCCCGTTCTGCAATCCAGCAAGGCCAGCGAGGGTGACGATCTCGTCTTCGGTCAGCGGGTCGATGTTCGACCGGCCTACCCCGGGGCGGATGCCGATCCGGGCGAACGGGTTCTTGTCAATCCGTTCGGTGTCGAGCGCGTCAGCGAACATCGCGGCGACCGCCTTCGCCTGATGCGGCTTGTCCTTCGCGAACCTGAGCGCCAGATCCCGGGTGATCGCGCCCAGAGGCTTGGACCCGTGGTCGGCACGGAACGCTTTGATCGACTGCCGGTTCTGCGCCCTCGTTGTCGGCTCCGGACGCTTTGTCCCCTCACCGTGCAAGTGCTCAAGCCAATGCTCAGCGAAGATGTCGACCGTCCACTGCTTCGGAGCCTTGGGCTTGCCGTTGAGCGTGTCGAGCTTCGCCTGCAACTCAAGCTTCCTGGCGTCCTCAAGGCTCGCGGCCTGGCCGGCGTAGCGCTTGCCCGACTTCTTCGAGGGGTCATAGACGAACACGGGCAACATGCCCTTGCGTCCTCGAGGCTTGCCGATCATCCCGTTCTCCGTTCGCTCAACCACGCCTCAACCGCTGTGATGTCGAAGCTCACCAGACGGGAGTATCCGTCCTTCTCAAACGGCATGCCCTCACGCATCCGGTACTCAATCCACCTTGGCGAAACCCGCAACCGAGCGGCGAGCTCGGCCTTCGTCGTCGGGGCGGACTCACGCATCCGATGAGCCGGAAACTGGATGATCTCCGCGCCCATCAGGCCGCCTTCTCCCGCAGCGAGTATGGGATGCCGCCGCCATCCAAGATCCCGACGACCTGGTCGCGCGTCAGGGCCTGCTTCGGGAAGTCGTGGCAGATTACCCTCGCGATAGCTGACGCCGACAGGCCCGCGTCACCAAGCGAGCGGACCCGGCCGACAATCCACTCCGGCGTACGGACGCCGCCAGCACGGAAGTTCGAGCGCTCCACCCGCCGCTGCCTCCGGTACGCCTTATCCGCGCGCCGGCGAGACTTCAACGCCTCGGGGTCAGCCCAGCGGCGGATGGCGTTGTCTGACGGCAACGACGTAACGCCCTCTTCAGCGAGAATCGCGCGGACCTTGGAGTAGGTCCAGCCAAGGTTCCGCAGTTCCGCAGCCCTCAGCCGAGTTCGTGTCGTATAACGGACAGCGCTCATGCCGTCTCCAACGCCACGTCTACCTGCCCCGGATCAAGGCCTCCGCACTCGCCGCAGACAATCACGCCGTCGGGCTGCATCGACTTCGACGCGGTCCGGTAGCAGCCACACTCGATGCTGCCGCGGCTCAGCCTGTCGCGGACCGTCGCAAGCACCAGCGGCTGAAGATCAGGCCGCCGGCTCGCTGCCACGGTGAACGGCTTGGGCTTCGCGGCGTTCGCGACGCTCGTCGCCAACTCTGCGGGTTCGGGCCGCCATTTCCGGAACGTCGCCGCACCGACAACCGCCTGATGAACAACCGTCGGCGGGTGCTCGCCCAGCAGCCGGGCGTACGGCAACGCCTCCTTCGGCCCGAACTCGCCAGGAAAGAACGAGTCCAGGTCACGCAGAACCTCGCCCCAGCCGAGCCGTTGAATCGTCGGCCAGTCGTCGGCCTGCAACGCCACGATCAGCGTCTCGCGGCTCATGCCGCAACCCCAAAATCTTCTCTTGGCGGGGTGGACTCACTGCCACTACGCCACACAGCAATATCTCCTTCTACTTCTCCTTCTACTTCAGGGGGCGTGACGATAGCCGTGACTGGGAGATCGTCACGGCGTGACATAGGCGTGACGTTGTCCGTGACGGCGGCGTGACCGTTGCGTGACGCCTTCACCTTGTCGCGGCGACGCTGCTGCCGTTCCGCCGCCGTCTTGTCCGTCTTCGGAGGCGGGTTCACGTCGTCCCAATCATGGACCCGCCAGCAGTCATGGTCCTCATCACGAAGCAAAACACCGCGAGCTGCGAGCTTCTGGATCGCGCTTGCCGCAACCTTCTCCGACACTCCCGCCTCTGACGCAACCTCAGCCGCGCCGGCCTCCTCCTCCCCAACCAGCAGATACCCGCGGATCGGTGATTGTGCCGCGATCGACAACACCCCAAGGAAGTGCGCGCAACGCTCAGAGTCGTTGAGCCTTGCGAACTTCGCGTTCCTGCCCGCACCGATCACCAGGAAGTACTTCGTGAACTTGCGCGGAGCCATCAGGCAGCCTCCCAGTGCGGCCGCCGTTCGGGCGCAACGTCAAAGAGTGTGGCGTCGGGGGTCTGACCCTTTGCTGGAGGGTGCCGCCTCCCAGCGTCCCCCGACACCACGTCTGCGTCCCGCGTGAGCACGTAGCGTGACCCCCAACGCCCGCTCGGGGACTTCTCCGGGGTGCTGTTGATTTCGTGCCCGAGGGTCTGAAGTTCGTCGCGCCGTTCGCTCGGGTTCCCGATGAATGCCTGGGAGCGGAACGTGAACGTGTGGACGCCCTCGGCGCCAGCCTCGCGGAGCATCCGCAGCATGTCGTGGTACTGAGCCACTACGAAGCCTCACGGAGACGGAGAAGGGCAAGCAGTTCGTCAAACGGCAGGACGGCAAGCCACGGTGTCGCGTTCGTCCTAAACGCCACCACCGGAAGCGAACCATCAGCCTCATCGGTCGCCTGAGCGAACCACTTCACGATCTCGACGCGCTCACGCCACTTCAACTCCAAGTGCGTCGCCTCAGGACCATTCCTGACGTCCCCCCTGCCGTGCTGACGGCGTCCGTCAGACGTGCGCGCAGCGTCCTTCCAACCCGCGTCCTTGATGACACCGATCGCCTGGAGTTCTCCGCGTTTGCCTTTTTGCCGCGAGTTGATCATGCGACACCCGCCGGGACGTGCCGTTCACCGGTCAACCGATGCAGCAAAGAGAGCGGGTCTACGTGATGCTCCTGAACCATGTGCGCGATCTCGTCCCAACAACCCGCCGAGATCAGGTGCGGCAACAGGTCGAGGTGGCCGTCGTCGAACGCGCGATGCTCTGGCCTGATAAGGGGTACGACGCAAAACGGCGAGTCGCATCCGCCCTTCGCCCGCGGCCATAGGTGCGCGGGGTCACAAGGACCAAGGCCTGAGACGATCGACGGGCGGCCGATCACCTTCTCGCGTTGCATCTTCGACGCGGGTGTGAACCCCTTTCTCATGACTGGCTCCAAGCCGGGTCGCGAGAAGACCGGTTCGCCTCGTTCGTCAACGCGCGCAGAATGCTCTGCCCGATCGACGCTCTCGTCTCAAGCGCGCGCATCGCGGCCTTCAGCGACTCATACCGCGCATCAAGGTTCGTCAGACGCTCGTACAGGTCGCTGCCAGACGTGACCACCGCCAGCAACGCGTTGGACTGACGGATCTCCTTCGACGCTCCCTGCGCGACCACCGTCGCCCGGGCCATCGTCTTGTCCATATCGCGCTGAACCCGGACCTTCTCGTCAGCGATCGACTCAAGTTCGACTTGGCGGATCGCCAAGTCGGCCTCAACGTCCGCGAGCGTCTTCATCACGGTGGCGGGGTCCATCAGGCGGCGAGCTCCTCGATCAACGCGGCGAGCTTCTTGGCGTTCAGCTCGACAGTCGCCATCACCTGTTCGGTGCTGCGACCCGAAGCGTGCGCGAGCTGCGCAACCTCAACGGAAAGCTTCGCGGCGACCTGACCTTGGATGCTCCTGCGAGTCTTGGCTTCCTCTACCGGGTCGCGCTTGCTCCCGCCGCCCCCCCCGAACGTCGCGGCCTTGACGAACTTGCGGACGCCGTAGGAGTCCTCCGGCTCCAGCGTCCCCTCAAGAACCTCGCCCACCTTCAGCTCGTTTCCCGGTTTGCGGCCGATGTTGATCGTCGCCGGCTCACCGTCGGCCTTGAAGTCGAAGTAGATGATGGTCTTGCCATCCTTCTCCCACTCCTTCGTGCGAGTGATCTCCCTGACCGTGTACTGCATCAGCGCCACACCTCGCGTTGGCGGTACCGATCGAACGGGTTGCCGCCCCTCTCATCCTGCTGGTCCTGCCACTCCTGAAGTTCGATCACGAAAGCCTGCTCGTCGTAGAAGCGTTCGTCGCGTTCGTCCTCAGTCAGCGCGTCGGCCTTCTCCAGAAAGTCACTGAGTCGCACGATCGCGCTCCCCGAAGAACAGCGCGGCGAAGAACAAGAGGATGAGCCCCTTGATCGCGAGGTCGCCGACGAACACCGCTACGTCAAGAAACATCGACTAGCTCCTCGTCGTCAGTGACCGACAAAACGAAGTCCCGCAACGGGGAGTCGGCTGACCGTTCGGCCGCAAGCCGGATCGACCGCAATACCATCCGTTGCGTCAACCCCTCGCACAACGCGTCACCCAGAGCGGTCGTCGGGAACGCGGCGATCGCGGCAAACCTGTTCGGGAGGACGTCCCAGGCGGACTCGTCGATAACTCTCGGGAAGGTCATGTGCGCCTCCAGAGTTCTTCTAGGTCGGAGATCCGCGTCTCCTCAAGTACTGACCGGCGGCTTTCGGCGACGGCGTCCTCGTCGCCGTGACAGGCCGTCAGGAAGATCTCTAGGAAGAGGAACGCGAAGACGTAAGCGCTGCCGATGTAAAGGATCACGCCGCTGCCTTCAACTTGTCGCGGAGCACCAGCAACCCGCGAGCCGCCTCGAGGTCGGGCATCGCCTCGTAAGCCAAGGTGTCGCAGAGCGCTGCCAGCAGACGCAGCAACTCGGGATCGCGGGGATGAGTAGGAGCCGTCACGCCGCCGCCTCCTTCTGAGCTTCTGAATGAGCGGCTATGTCGACATCAATCAGCCAGCGGATCTCTCCACCCAGCGATCGCTCGTTGCTTTTTGCCATTTCCTTCATGCCGCAGCCTTCCCGTCTGGGTAGAAGAACTCCGGTCCGCGTCCCAGCACCCTCATCACGAGCGCGAAGTCCTCAGCGCCGGGAACCGTGTCGCCGCTGCGCCAGCGCTGCACCGTTCGCAGCGGCTTGCCGATCGATCGAGCGAACTCCTCGACCATGAGCCCGTCTTCCTCCATAGCTGCGTGCAGTTGAAGCGCGAACCCGGTGCGAAGTTGCCGTGTTGTGTTTCGCGACATCTTGCCGTAGTCTACACGACATGGGCACCGTGTCAAGCATGCCGCGTAAGAAGTCGTGGCAAGGGCAGCGCCGCCGTGTAAGCGTGCTAGCCGAGATGGCTCTCCGACAAGAGAAGGTTTCTGCGCGCCTTCTCGAACTTCGGGAAAGGCAGGGCCTCAGCCAAGAGGACGCCGCCCGCAAGGTCGGCATCACCACCCGTCAATGGCAACGCTGGGAAACGGGCGAGTCGATGCCCTACCCCCGGAACCTCGACCTAGTCGCAAGCAGGTTCGGGATCTCCGTCAGCGAGTTCTTCGACGAAGACGCCCCGACTATCCCAAAGCCCGATCAGCTCGACAGGATCGAAGCGAAGCTCGACAAGATCATCGAGCACCTAGGGATCGGCGAAGAAACGGTCCCCACCCTCGCGGCCCTACGGACCGCCGACGCCGAGGACGCTAAGCGTCGGCCAGAACGAGACGTCGAGCCCCTAGAGCCGACAGGCGCTCTTCCCCTCGATGCTCCAGCCGTCGACCCCAATCCTCAAGGCTCTGATGAATCGGACTCTCGGCAGGACACGAATGGTCAGACAGGTACCGGCGGATGAGAATCCCGAGATCCCATTCCGCCCGTGCTTCCCACTCCTCAAGCGCCGCAGCGACGCTCTCGACGTCGTTCTGAGGAGCGGGCGACAGCACGTCCATGAGGCTACCCACGCGAACACTTGTTCGTCAAGGGTGGCGTCCGTGCCATAGCACCAAAACCTACCCTTAGGCCGCGCAGATCCACAAGCGCTTGTAGCTTTTGCAGCGAGCCGCTCGCGTTTACATTGCATTGACGCCGCAGGCGACTAGACAGCATCCCTTGAGCGGCGTACGCTCGCGCGATGCGTAAGCCATCCCCCGCCCTCGTCATCTCGATCGCTGCCCTCGTCGTCGCGATGAGCGGCACAGCTATCGCCGCCAAGCAGTACGTCATCACAAGCACGAAGCAGATCAAGCCCACCGTCCTCAAGCAACTCAGAGGAGCCCAAGGCCCACGCGGCTACACCGGCCCCCGGGGCGCTCAAGGTCTAGCGGGAGTACAAGGAACCACCGGCCCTCAAGGTGGCCCTGGCATCTCCGGCCTCAACCTCGTTACCGGAGCCGACCTACAGATCCCAGCGGGCGACTTCGGAACTGCGGTGGCAAACTGCCCCGCCGGCCAGAAGACGGTCAGCGGCGGGTTCTTCTCAAGCATCGGCAGCGCCTTCGCGACGTTCGGCAACCCGGGGGCTGGCCAATGGGTCGCGCTGATCGACAATCCGTCTTCGATCACGATCACCGTCCATGCCTATGCGGTCTGCGGCAACGCGACCTAGAACGACGGAAGCGCCCGTCCCTCTCTCGAAGGGACGGGCGCTCACGAGCGGTTCTCTGCTACCTCACAAGCTCAACACAGCACCCACGCGCCAAGCCCCTGAGAACGCAGCACACGGCGAGCGACACGCTCCTGCACTAGCGGGGATGCTTTCGACGCATCATGGGTCCCGGGATACTCAGGCCCACCGTAGGCGTGGAACGTGGTGTCGAGCATCTGGTACTTCCCGCCCGCTGTCGAACGCGCGTTACGGGCACGGTAGTTGCCGCCAGACTCCCCGAACCACGTACACCGCGGCATCGGATTCGCGCGGTAGTACCGCCACTCCACACGGTCACGGCAGCGCTTCGTTTTGCAACCGGGCTTCGCCTCAGCAGACCCCGGCAGAATGATGAAGGCAGCGACCAACGCCGCCGCGAGAAATCGGATGGCTCAAGGGACCTCCTATCCGGGTCAGGCACGCACAGCGCGCCCCGTACGCCTCCGGGGAGGCCTTCGCCTTAGCGGCGGACGACAGAGATCGCGGCGAGCATCACGCGCCAGCGTCATGCAGCTTCTGCGTCTCCGCAGCGACCAACTCAAACCGGCCACGATTCTCAAGCCACTTGAACGCAACGAGCGCACAACCAGCAACGACCGCGACGACATACGCCACGACCTCGTTCGGGTCGAGATTGACACCGATCGCGTCCTGCGCCCAGACGGACCCTGCGCCGACGAGCGGCAGCAGGATCGGGGTGAGCACGAACGCGACGATGCGCCCGACATGCGACCTCAAGGCCGCTGAGATGACGTCGTAATCCATGAGTTCTCCTTGCTAGAGGCGCTTCGCGCCGACGTGAATGTGGCCAAGATGACCGCCGTACATCGGCGTTCGCCAAATGATCTGAATGCGGTAGCCGTTCCAGTTGAACGTGTCGATGATCGTGCTGCGACCCGTGCCGTAGCTGCGGCCGAACGCCCGGCCGACCGCGACGGCAGCCTTGTCGAGCTCCGGCGACGGCGGACCCCAGAGCAGGTCGACGCCGCGTTTGCCGATGTCTCGCGCAGCGCGGTACGCGTCGTTGTACGCGTGATCTGAGACGTTGCCAGAGGTCGTGCCGCTGCCGGGCCGGAAGTCTGACCCGACGTACACCTGTGCGCCCCCGGCGTCATGCGCGACGGTGAACGCCTGCTCGACAATCCCGCGCGCGCCGCCCTTCGTCGTGATCTCGTGGACCGTGTACTCGTCGATCTGCCCGATCCTGCGACGAACCATCGTGCCCGCCAGTCGGCGGAGCCGCTGCCACTTCGAGATGCCTGCCTTGTCGTCGCGCTCGTGCGCGATGTCAAGCTTGCGCTGCCGGTACTGGTTGCGGCGTCGCCAAAGCGCCAGCGACTCGCGCAGCTGCTTCAGATCCATGAGGACTCCTAGAGGTCAGTAACTACTTGTGGCCGGTGCGTTCACGCACCACGACATCGCAGTCCTGCGGCAACGCCACAGCGTCAGCGAACGCCGCGATCGTCCGACGCTGCTCAGCAGACGCCCTTGGGACAAGCTTCAACAACTCCGACTCAATCCGGGCGTTATCCGCATTCTGCTTCTCGCACGCGTCGCGAGTGTTCTCCACCCGCTGCGCTTGGATCTGCGCAAGCTGCGCCTTCAACTGGTCGCTCTGATCCTTGTTCACCGCGAGCGCCCACACCACCCCGCCCGACAACACCGGCATCGCTACAGCCATCGCCGAAAAAATCAGGGCTGACAGCCGGCGGGCAGCCCCGTCCCCGATCGTCACTGAAACGCCCCCGCAGCAAGAATCGTGCCGCCCACAGAAATCAACGTCACGATGATCGAGATCGCACCCGTCCTAATAGCGGACCGATTAGACCTCGCGTCAGCAGCGTGCTCCTCACGAAGATCATGCAACTCTTTGCGCATCGCCGCAGACTGCTCCTTTCCCGCACGACGGTCAGCCTCAAGAGCGTCACGAAGACCGCCAAGCTCATAGCGAACCTGCTTCGTCTGCTCCTCGATCCGGACGACCGCCATCTGGACAGGCGCGAGCGTGTCGACGTCGTGCTTGACGTCCTTGACGGACTGCTCCAGGGTCGCGACCTGCCGCTCCAACCGGCCGATACGAGACTCCGGGCTATCCATCGGCTCGCGCGTCACTGGTTGCATGGCATGCAGACGCTCCCTTACGGTGGGCTGGCATCGCGGAGCTCGTACCTCCGTGGTGTAAGCCCCCGACGCTTCGGCGTCGGGGGCTGCTGGCTAATACGTACCGTTCCTCGACACACTGAAATGCGGGGGATCTTTCGCCCCTGCGGCCTTCAAGCGAGAGTTCTTCGCCTTCAAGATCTTGTCCAGCGTCCGAGCGTCCGTGACGTCGATCGCGCCCTTCAGAAACCCCGTCTCGGAATGCTTCGACCCGCCGCCACCCAACGCTTTGGGCTTCGCCGCAGGCCTGACACCAGACCGGTAAATCCGTGTCTGGTCCGCGTCCGACCGGTACCCCGACGTGACCGACCCTTTCCAGCCACGCTCACGCGCGTACTCAAGCAGCGGCTTGATCCACGCAGCAACCGGCTTCCCATCAAAGTTAGCGACGCCGCCCTTCGACGTGCCCCCATCATCGGGCTCCGGTGTAGCGGCCTTAGGCTCCGACGGTGTAGCCAGACCCGCCGCCAAACTCTGCAACGCCCCCGGCGCATGCGTATTCTGCGCGTACGCCAAGATCGCTGAACGACGATCAACCGAAGACGCGCTCTTCGGAGCCTTCGTCGCAGGAGACGCTTTCGTATCCACACCATTGAGGATGCTCTTGACGTAGTTCGCCGTCTCCGCAATGTGCTTGTACCCGTCCGGACGGCCGCTGTTGTAGATCGACAGCGCCTCGGTGTAGTTGCCGCCCGTCCGCTTCAGGCTGTCTGCGAGATAGCGCGCCGCACCGTCAAGGTCATCGGAGATCCGGTTGTCGTCGAGGTTGACGCCGTACTGTTTCGCGGTCGCTGGCATGAACTGTGCGATCCCCCTCGCACCAGCCGGAGACTTCGCTTTGTTGTTGCCGCCCGACTCCTGCCGAACCAGCTTCTTCAGCACCTGCGGGCTAACGCCACGGCGCTGGGCTGCACGCCGGATCGCGAGATCAACGTCAGGCATCAGCCGCCGCCCGCAACCTTCGCGCCCTCAAGCAGACGATTGATCTCATCCTGAACAGACTTCGCCGGGTCCTTCGCCTGCTTCACAAGCCGCTTCACCTGAGCATCAGCCTGCTCAGCCGGCGACAACGGGCGAGCCTTCAACGGCTTGACCTTCTTCTTCCCCAAGATCTTCGCCTTCTCCGCCCTCAACACGGCCTTCTGCCGCAGCAGCTCCTGATGGCCCTTGGTCTTGTAGCCGTACTCGTCGCCCTTGATCCGGCCGGCCTTGTCCCTCGGCAGCGCGGCGATCTTCTCGTCGATCTTCTTGATCTTCGCGTTCACCGCACGGTCCTGCCCCTGGCCGTGCCGGTTCAAGAAATCCTGGGTCGTGTCCGCCCTAGCAACGGTCAGCGGGGACAGCGTCTGCTTCAACGATGGCCGGTCGCGCTGACGTTGCGCATCCCGTGCCCGCGCATCCTCAGTCTTGTACTTGATCGTCGAGAAGTCGTCGCCCATCGTCTTGCCGCCAGAGATCACGCCCAGCCCGATCCGCCCCGGAAGCGTCGAGCTCACGATGCTCTTACCAGCGACCCTCGCGCCGGTCACCGCGTCAATCGACCGCTGCTGCTGAGCAGATCCCTTCACCTGCAACGGCCGTCCAGCACCAACGTTCTTGTTCGCGACGATGTTGAACGCCGACTGAGCTAGCGGGCTCATCAGACCGGCCACTGCCTTCGGGCCTTCGGTCACCGCCTCCGTGATCGGACCCGACACTGGGTTGATCCGGGCGAGGTCGCGGTACATCGGCCGGCCCTGCGCGTCGCGCCTGAGCTTCCCGTTGTCGTCGTACTCGTAGGAGCGCGAAAACACCCACGGCGGCAGATCCCTCGTCCCGAAGATCGCACGGATGTCCTCGTTGTGCAGCTGGCCGAGCTTCAACCCCAGCGCCAGCGTCAACGGGTGATCCTTCGGCAACGTGTAAAACAACGTCTTCGTCGCGTACCGAAGAAACCCGTAGAACATGACGCCGGCCTTCAGCTTCCGCTCCCGGTTCGTGTACCGCAGATAGTCGCCAAGGACATTGTCGACATGCTGCGCCGCCTGCTCTACAACTCTCGGGTCCTTCAGCACGTTCGATAGCTGGGTAGGCGCGTCACCCTTCAACCGGGCGGACAGGCGTGCGAGCGCCTTCTGACTCTTGTACACCTCGTTGAGAAACACGCCCCTACGAAAGACGGCGTTCTGGCGGTTATCGAACCGGAACATCAGCTTGCGCGGGTCAGCGTCAGTGATCCGAAGCGTCCCGTTCTTCGTGCGCACCACCGGGATCTGCCCCATCGACTCGACACTCCGGCCGATAGCGCCCTGATGCGACCCCATGTGCGGCGCGCCAGACGTCCCCTCGAACAAGCCGACATTGATCATGTTGTCGACGAGCTTTCGGTCAGCCGCGTCCAGCTTGCGATACCACCCCTGCGCCCGGACAACCCGGTCGATTCTGCCGCCCGTGCCAATCGTGGACTGCAACGTGTTCGCAGCGACCTGCATCATCGCCCATGTCGGGTTCAACCCCAGGATGATCGACGACTGGAACCCCTGCAATCTCGCGATTCTGCGCCACCCCGCGCTCGACGGGGTCGCCATCCCCTGAAGCTCCCTACCAGCACCAGCCGGGACGGCGACGTACCGCTCGTCGCGAACAAGGTTCGAACTGCCGGGAGCGTGGACGATCTCGGCAAGCGCTTCGTCCTCGCCGTCAGCTGCGCGGCGAAGCTGCCCCGGCGAGTAAAACACCACATCCTCACGCTTCAAACCCCGACGATCGATCTCACGCTCGAGCTCGGCGACGGTCTTGCCCTCACCCTTCGACCCTCTCGACCACGGGAACGCGTGCTCGTCCGCGACGTCAGCGACGGCCTTCCACTGATGCTTCGGCTTGATCGTCTTCGCGATCCCCTGGACGTACACCTCAGGGTTCGTGACGGCGCGACCCTCACGGAACAGCTTCATCTTCGACCGCTTCGACCCCTTCGAAGCTCTTGCGACGTTGCTGCCCGTCCGCGCGGACACCTGGATCGACGGACGTTCCTGGTCGGGGAAGTACGTCGGCTCTGGCAAACCCTTCGCCTCAGCGGCCCTCGCGACCGCCTTCGCGTACGTGTCGTGGTACGCATCGACGACTTCCGGGGTTGCGTCCTTCGCCGGGGGCTTGTACTCAACGCCAAGGAACTCGCCCTGCGCACGAACACGCTGCTTCGCCGCCGTCGACGGCCTAAGCGCCGGAGTGTGCTGACCGGCGTCGTCGGTCAGGACGCGCTTGCCACGCTCCACCTCCCCCGCACGGAACTGCTCAAGCCGGCCGTCACCGAAAATCTCGTCGGCGTGCTTGTGCAAGTAGGAGAGCGTCGCGCGCTCAGTGTTCTTCCTGAGGACCGGGACGCCCTTCGGAGCGTCAGCGATCTGCGCCTGTCGCTCCTCAATGAACTTCCGTGCGACCTTCGGCGAGGCGTCAGCTGGGACGATGCCCTTCAAGACGTGATAGGTCGCGCGGCGCTGCTTGCGCGACAGTGTTGCGAGCGCCTTGTTCGCGCCGCGGCCGATCTCCTCGGCGCCCTCATGCTTCACGCCGATGTACGCCTTCGCAGACTGCTTGGACACTTCGACCCGCTGCCGACGCGCAGCAAGCTTCGGCGACAAAGCGACGACTTCGGTCTCGGCTCGCGGCAACGGCACCTGGGTGCCGCGCTTGGCGTTGTGACGTTCGATGCTCTTGACGACCGGACTCTTGACCGGCTGCAACGCGGGTGCGCGGTCACGCGAACCGATCGCCTCGACGTCCTCACCCTCGATCGCGCGTTGCGCCGCGACCTGGCGCTTCGCCTCGACCTTCTTCGTCTTGCGTACCCGAAGCTTGTCCTCCGCCCGCTGAATCGCGACACGGGTCGGCTTGTGCGACACCGTCTGATCGACAGCCTTGCCGCCCGAAACACGCAGCTTCGGACGCGGAGCCTCGAGGAATGCCTTGCCGCCACCCTTCCTCCCAGGGACGGCCTTCACGATCGCACGAGTTGCAGGGCGAGCGAGCTTCGCGGTAACACCCCCGGCTATAAGCAGATCCGTGACACGAGCGGGGTCTTTGTTCGCGTTCTTCTCGAACCCTTTCCAGTCACCACGGATCGCAGGGCCGTAATGCTCCTCCGTGCTTTTCACGACCTGCTTGCCCAACCGCCCGACCGCCCGCGCCGACTTCTTGGCGTCCTTCACCGCACGCTCCGGCCGACCCGTGATCGTGTGACCAGCAGCGTCCAGCAGCGGGAGACCAACCTCGCCAGCCGTACCAACCAACCCAGTCACCTGCTCCGACAAGCCCTTAGCCGTCTTCGCGGGGTGCGTCACCGCAGCTTTCGTCTGGATGGCAGCGATCTTCGCGCCAGTCTGCACACCCGGCATCCCGGGGGAGACGAACCCGCCCGGCCCCCCCTTGTAGCGCCCGTCCTTCTTCGGATCGGGCTTCGCGGCCTCCCTCTGCGCCTTGACGTACTCCGTCTCCCACTTCCGGTAACGGCGCTCCGCGATCTTCGCCGGCAACGGTGGCCCCGCAGGCTCCGGCTTCGGCGGGCCAGCAACCTTGCTCGCGTCGCTGTCTAGCGTCCGCAGGTATTTGCGCACCGCTGCGCGCGTAACCTTCTTAGGGTCGCCTCGGTACTCCTCCCCGCCCGGCTCGAACCGCGCCAGGTAGGACGCTGACGGCTTCGGCTTCTTCGGATACTTCTTCTTGAGTTCCGCATCTGTCGGCAGCTTCGTGTCTGGGCGGCCATACGCAGTCTTGACGACCTTGCCAACCTCGTCCGCAGCGGATTCGACCGCGTGTCCGATGTCGCCGATCAGCCCGCGCTTAGCCTTCGGCTTAGGCGTGGGCAGCGTCGCCAGGGCGGCGCGGTCCTTGAGATCCTTAGCCTCAGCCTTCTTAGTCTTCAGCTTCGGCTCAAGCTGCGCACGCTGACGCTCAACCTTCTGCAACTGTGTAGGAGGCTTCCGGCGAACGACCCTCTTCGCGGCCAACTACTTGGTCCTGTACCTGTTCGGGTCAAGCCCAAGACGCTTCAATGCCGCAGCCGTGCTGGGGCCGACGCGGCCAAGCGTCGCCTGCTGTGCCGCAGCGGTGAGGATGTCCGCGTTCACGCTCCCGTACTTGAGTCCAAGGGCGGTACGGGCGTCCTGCCATGTGAGCTTCTTGTTGCTCTTGCGCATCGCCGTCGCGAGCGACTGCACCTTCCGCAGGTCGCTCGTCCGAGACGTCCGCTGAAGTCCCGTGTTGCCGTACTCGTCCTTGTCGGTCGTCGACGGTTTCGGCTTCGGCTTCGCGTCCTTGATTGCCTGCGCACGCTTCGCCTTCCCCGTCGGCGTCTTGCCCCAATCTTTCCAGGCACCCTGAGTCACCCCGTACTTGTTCACTGTCGACGACCACTGCGACGCGGAACGAGACGCCGTCTTATCAGCCCGTGCGTTGTCCGCCGCCCGGTCCCCAATCAGCGACTGAGTCGACGCGTTCTTCAACGCAGTGTCAGCCGCCGACGAAGCGATCTCAGAACGACGGGAAGTGTTGTACGCGCCCTGCTCACCATGCAACTCCAAAATCCGCTTCGCCATATCCGCAACCTCCTGATCACGAACACGCGCCTGCTCACCACCCTGCTGCACCCCAACCAGCGCACGATTCGCGTAGTTCGCCTGCGTGTTCGCGCCCTGCGACGCGAGCATCGCCCCATACGACCCCGTCAACCCAGACCTCACGGTCGACGCGTTCTTCGCGATCTGCGCCAAGTTCGGGTCGACCGTCGCACCCCTCGCCTGAGCATCCGTCTGCATCTGAGCCTGCTGAGCACCCCAATTCCTAGCGGACGACTCATCAAGACCCTGGCCCAAGTTCCCGACAGCGTTCACGGCGTTCTGCGTGTCCACACCCGCCTGGACCTTCGCGGCGTTGATCCTCGCGACATAGTCATCGAAGAACGACCGGTCCCTCGCGGCCATCTGCGGGATCTGCGCCTGCTGCTTCAACAGGTCAGTCTCCTGCTGGCCGTAGCGGAGCTTCGTATCCGTGTTCGCCTGCCGAGCCACAAGACGGTTCGTCAACCCGGGCGCGACCTCAGTGTCAGCCCACTTATTGAACTGCCGCTGCTTCAGCTGGCTCTTGGACAGGTACCGGTCCGCGAGCTTTGCTCTTTCGCCGGGATTCGCAAGCTTTGCCTTAGAAGGCTTGACCGTCTTCTTAGCCAATGATCGGCGCTCCCTTCGGGATCGGCGCGAGCTTCCCCGACGCAGTCAAGTAGTACTTCACGCCACCGACCACCTTCGCGACCCTGCGCGGAGTCAAACCAGCTGCGGCCGTCGGAGCTACGGCGGCGGCATACGCCGGGTCGACAGGCGTGTTCTGATTGCGCGCGTACGCGTCGCTCGCAGCCTGAGACATCTGGTCACGCGCCTGGCCCTGCGCCGACAACAGTTGCCCATACACGCCTTGGCCGATGTCACCGGCCTGTTTCGTCAGCGTGTCCTGCCCCTGAAGGTTCTGTGTCGCCAGCGAGTTCGCGCGACTCTGCGTAGCCCCCGCACGCAACTGGCCTCTCGCAGCCTGGTTATCCCTCGTCGCTGCACTGTTGGCCATATACGACTTCTTCAACAACGCCGCCCGAGAGAACGGGTTCGTCACATCGACGTTGTCAGCGATCGAATAGGTCGCCTGGCCCGACAGCGGGTCGCCTGCGACCGTCACGCCGAGATCAGAGAAGCTGCGGTTAGCGCCGCCAGTGAGAAACCCGCGAAGGTTGTTGAGATCCGTCTCCGCCGTCCCGCCTGGGCCGGCGATGCTGTTGTAGATCGCGTCCTGCCACCAGTTCGGGTTCGCCGGAGCTTGCGCCGCAGCAGCGGGCGCGGCTGGCGCGGCCGGGATGATGCCCTGCAACGCAGAGCCGACACCGCCCCAATCCACGTCGGCGAGGCCGGGGATCTTCTTCGCCTTCTTCTTCTTCGCACCGGTCAAATCAAACGATGTCGCCATTTACACCCCCTCTTACTGTTCCGCCCGGAAGCTGATGCCGTCCAAACTGACATGTGTGTTGCCGGCACCGCCGGTTGGGATGACATCGCCGGTCGATAGGATCGTCGCCATAGAGGCGGCTCCTGTATCAGGCCTGGTGATTGCGAAGTCGTATCGTTCAAGCGGCCGATATCCGGTTGGCAGTGTGAACACTGCGGTCCCTGCGGTCCCCGTCGTCACGTGACCTTTTACCGTCACATTGCCTAGACGATCCTTGTAGAAGGCAGTCACCGCCGTTCCGCCGCCAACATTGACCCAGCCGTTCTGAAACGCGGGAGCAGACCCAACACCAGTCCACGGTGTAACGCTCGTGGACGCCGCGACAGCCGTCCCCAACCCCCTGGAAAGGTCGTCAATGTCGCGTTGCAACGCGTCACGAAACCCCGGGTCAGCAAGCTCCGGCAGCGTCGGGAACCCAAGCGGAAACTGTTCGCTCACGACGACTTCTCCCCCGCACCCTTCGAACCAGCCACATTCGCGACCACCCGCGACAACGACCACGCACCAGACGCCGCCCCGACCTGGAAGCTCACATTCCGGCCCTTCACCGCCCTACGGTCCCTGCCCTGCGCGACCGCCGGAGACGTCCCCAAAGCAACCGAAGCGGCCGAACCAAGCGTCACCGCGTCGTTGACCGCCGTCTGGAAGTTCACGGTTCCCGTCCCGTCGAGCAGCCACTCCCGCACGACAGACTCCGTACCGGGCTGCCCCGGATTCCAAAAACCAGACCTGTACCGCGACACGATCGCCGTGCCGTCATCGCTCGTCGCAGTCGGATCTGAGACCCGAAGGTTGTCAACACCAGGCCCAGCAACGACTAGCCGCCTCTCCGTATCCGTTCCAACGGGGGCGAACAGCTGCCCCGGCACGAGAAGCGAGCCATCCGCAAACACCCAAAATGTCCATACGCCGCTCTGAATGTCGTACATGAACCACGACCCCGTCGACGCGGAAGACCGGAGGTAAAGACGACGACCATCAGTACGAAGACGATCGAATGCCGGCACGCCGCCCTGCCAGTATGAAGGGACCCTGTCTTCGTTGAATAGCGGGTCGAGCGGCCCGCTCACCTTCTTCGCAGGCCCGCCCGTCGTGTGGAACACCCCGTAGTCGTTTACGAAATATACGCCGTCTGTTGCCGCTACCGCGAGACGGTTGAGATGATCGCCGTCGCTTCTAATCCCAACCGTCCCCGACACCAGCCGGAAGTTGAAGTCGACGATTGATGTTCCCGTTGCTGGATCGGGCGTAGCGCTGTTGCCGTAGAAGACGTAGAACTCTTCGCTCGTAAACGCGAACAGCAAATCATTCCAATTGACCAGCGCATAAATCGTCCGCTGCGACGGCACCGTCACATAGTTATTCGCGCCGAACGTCTCAGGAGCCGCCGGATCTGAGAACGCGACCCGGCCGTCATTGCCGCCTGCGTTACCCACCACAAGGCGGCTATCGGGCGACTGAAGCGCGATGCAGGTACCTGTCGGCAACCCCGCTGGCGCGGTGTATACGCCGGCGGACGTCAGCTTCTTCACCACGTCGAAGCTGGTGATCGTGTACGCGGTATCCTCATCTGTGGGCACGACCTGAGCAACGAAATCGGCTGTCGCTGTGGAGCCGCCGGCACCACTACCGCCCGTATCCTTGACAACTACGTTGACGCCTGTCGTGTAGACCACGATCGACCGGCCCGGCCATGCCACCATCTCGAACGGGTTGCCGATGGTAGAAACAAAGCCGTCCAGGCCATCGCGCGTTCGAACGACACCATCGACGTCAAATATGACGTTCTGAAGATCAACAGCACCCGAAGCCTGCTGCGCGTCGACACGAAGATCAAGCCCTTTGAAGTCAGGGAACTCAACCGGACTAAGCATCAACCATCAGTGCTATAGCCATACATCGCCTGACGGGACTCACCCGGAAGAAGCGCAAACCACTCCCGCATACGCTGCACAATCCGGTCAGACTCCGCCATACACACCGCGCTCATCTCACGGTCGTCGTTATCCCGATACGCGTACGCACACGCCCGCTCCACAATCGCCGACCTGAACCGGTCAGGCATCAACGGCACATCCGACCCCGAAGACAAGTCCGGGCCAACCTTCCAATACGTCACGTTGATCGACGCAGTCGAAGCCGGATACACGCTCACCACAGTCGGGCTAGCGAGATAGTAGTACGCGGGCGTCCCCGCAACCGTCAAATCGCCGTACAGTTCGAGCAGCACATCCCGCGAAGACGCCTGAAGCGGCTCCTGGTTCTGCGTCACCCTCTCCACACCGTCAAGGTCAGAGACAGTCAACGGCGCAGCCCCCGACGTCGAAGCGGCAAGGTACGGCCACCTTTCCGAATCATCCAAATCGTGCATCGCGTCGACGATCATGCGCTTCAACCGGGTCAGGCCCGCGCCGCCGTCGTTCAAATACGTGAAGCCCCTAGCGGCCACCTCAGTCTGGATAGCGGAAAAGTCGAGAGCGATGGCTCAGCCCGCCTTCCTCTGACTCGCAGCCTTCCTACCGGCCGCGTTTTGGGTCCATCGGTGATCGGGGTCAAACGAAATCCTGGTTTGCGTCCGAGCGCGCCAGTGCTCCATCGCCGTCTCAACCCTGCGCTCCGTATCAACCTCATCCTGCTTCACCGCAGCAACACGCTCCGCCTCAGCGACCTGCTCACGCATCCGCCGCACTTGGGCGTTCTGCAAATCCGTCCCCTTCAGCTTCTCCAACAGCGACCCGGGCGGCTCCATCGGCAACCCCTCATTGTTCACCACAGGCGTCACCGTCACCGGAGCCGTCGGATTGTCCCTGACGATGTGATACGCGCCAGCGACCAGCGCAAGGCCGAGCACCGGACGCTCAGGAGCTTTGACCATCCGCAAGTACGGGTCGAGCTTCCTAAGCTCATACGTCCAGCGTTCGCACGTCGCGTCGCTGTGACACACCCGGTCGATATCCGCCTCATACCTGCGGGTCTCCTCAGCAAGCTCCCGAGCGACCTTCGGCGGGACGAAGATTTGGCTCATACGCCGATAACTAGGACCCGGAACGTGAAGTTCGCCGGATACGCCTCAGCCGTCTTCTCCAACGGCGGCAAACCAGTCGCAGCCGACTCATACACCTGAAACTTCACCGACGTCCCCGACGACACGTACGTCACGCCGATGATCTGAGCGTTCGCACCATCCGTTCCCTCCGTCGCCGCGGACCCCACGATGCAAATATCGACATGCTTGAACCCAAGCTGCGCAGCGGTGAGCGTAAATCCGCCCGCCGCATAATCCCCAGTGTCGGCGGTGATGTCGCGAAACCGTGCGCGCTTGTTTCCCAGCACGAACCCTTGAACATCGGACGGCCGTGTGACCGTAATGACAGCAGCAGCCATTGGTGGCTCCTTCGACTCGATATGTGAGGGCTACGCCGGACGCGTAACCCACCAATGGAAAGAGCCGCCCGACACAACGCCGGGCGGCTCCGAATGCTTCGCTAGGCAGTAAGCCCCGTCGCGCCACTCATCGTGTTGCGACGCCGACAGCCGATCTGCATGAAGTAGCAAACCCCGTCCTTGAAACTGGTAGTTCCCTGGGCCCAGTTCAGGTCGCTTCCGACGATGTCAGACGCCCACTTCGGTCCGTCCCACGCACCCGTCACACGCACGAGATCCTTCAGGTTCAAGCACCACCAGTCAGAATCGAGGATGTCAGGAAACGCATCCACCGTCATCCCGTTCCACTTCGTCGTCGTGACCGACCCGGCGGACGCCTCCGTATCAGACGAGAACCTGACCTGATTCTGCAACAGGCTGTAGAAGTTCGCCTGCTGCTTGAGCCCCGTCCACACGTTTGACTGCGGCTCACCGCTGTTCTGCATGATCTCCCGCTGAAGATTCAGCGCAAGGTCAAGGCTGAACACCGTCGTTGACGTGTCCCTCGCGGCCGCGGCCCAGAACTCCTCACCAGCCGTTGCCGGGTTGAGACCGCCAACAGCGCCCGTCGTGTTGACGATGTTCCTGAGCCCGTTCATCTCCGTGTTCGCCGCGGTACCGGAGTTCGGGTTCGCGATGTACACGAAGTCCGTGCCGGCCGTAGTAGAGACGGACGAGTCGATGA